AAATCAAACCAGCTATTGAAGTTATGTTGTTTGAATATCATTATAACAGTGTATTGGTTAAATTTAACAATGAAATGTTTGTTTGTGAACCAATTTCAGCGACTGAAAAACGGTACAGTCGTCGTAAAGTAGAATATCACCCGTTAATGGATAAATTTAATTAAAACATATGAGCCGAGAAACAATTAAAGATGGTAAAATGAATGTGGTTGGTTTTGTTGATAAGACTTGTCACGGAACACGAATTAGTGATCGTAACAACAATTACAAAGGATCATACTACACTAAATCAAATACTACAATAGATAAAAGTGGTAAGATAGTAGGAAAAGGTAATCAAACATTCAGACTAATCTAAGTTACACCCCTCAATAATTAACCTTATTGAGGGTTTTTTGTTTTAGTGGGGGGAGGGGGCTCCTAATAAATAAATAATAAAAAATTAATTGGTTAGTTATCCTGGTTATATTTATATGTAATATGACTAAGCAACAATTAAAATCATTGATTAAAGAATGTGTTTGTGAAATCCAACAATCTTTGGAAGAAAAGAAACAAAAGAAGTCCGAAGCTCCAAAGGCAACAAAGGCACCAGAACCAAAGGCTGCATCAAAACCCGCTCCAGTAAAGAAGTTGGTCAAGAAGCCAATTAAAAAGAATTTGGCCAAGGTTGCACCACCAAAGGATAGGTTGACTGCATTTGATGCGGTTCAATTGTCCAGAAGAGCCGCTGATGCGGAAAAGAGAGGCAATACACAATCTGCTAAGGATTTGAACTTAGCCAAACAAGCTGCTAATTTCATGTTAAAGACAGGTAAGAGTAAAATCGATTAATTTGTTTCCGTTCATTATTCATTATTGTTTACCGCTTAGATTTAAAAGTCTAAGCGGTTTTTTATTATTTATAATAAGTCCTGTTTTATTTTTTATATTTATATTGACGAATTGATATTGTTTTATTTTTCCTAATTGTTATTAACTTATATTGTCAATAGTGTTAACAATTTTAAAAAATAAATTATGGCAATCAATATTTTTACACATATAAGACGAGGATTATTTGATAATGTTTACAATTGTATAGAAAAAGAGAAAGTGGATGTCAATCAAAGGGATGATGACACTGGTAATCCACCATTGGTTGTTGCGGTAGAAGAAAATCAAATAGAAATAGTCAAATTGTTATTAAATCGTGGTGCGGATGTAAATGTAAAAGATTGGACAAGCAAAAATACCGCATTAGATATATCAGAACAAAAGGGGTTTAAACCTATTTCAGAATTATTGCAACAACGAGGAGGGAAGTATAGTAGTGGTAGCAGTTTTCATTTGGCTGCTAAGAATGGTGATATTGTTTCTATTGAAGAAATGTTGAGTAAAAAACAAGATATCAATGAAGTTGACGCTGGTAAAGGTTGGACCGCACTACACTATGCGGTTAATTATGGACAAAAACACTTGGTTGAATATTTAATTGTTAAAGGTGCTGATGTCAACAAGAAAGATTTCTTAGGCAAAAACAATCCAATAGATGTGTTATCCAATGTTAATAGAGGTGAAATTGTTAAGTTGTTAAATAAAAACGGTGCTAAATCTTCCGGTGGTGTTAATATTCATTTTTGTGCTGAAACAGGTGATTTTGAAGGTGTACAATCATTTTTTGATAAAGATGGTAAAATTAATGGTAGAGATGAAAAGAATGGTTGGATGCCATTACATTATGCTGTTAATGCTAACGATGTTGATATGACGGAGTTTTTGGTACATTTGGGCGCAAATGTTAATGGTGCAGATTTTAAGGGTGAAATTGCTCCGTTAGACATAGCATTCAAGACAGGTAATGTAGAAATGCAAAGTTATTTACAAGCCAAAGGTGCGTTAAGAAAGAAGAAACATGACACAGGTGGTAACGGTAAAGATGTAAACATTTATATTACAGATGAAGTTAAGAAACAAATTGCGTTATTCATTGAAAAGCGTAATCGTGAAGAAGAAGCAATAAAAAAACTAGAATCAGAACAAACTGCAAAAGAACCAAAAAAGAAAGATGCACCAGCAAAGAAGATTAACTGGAAAGACTTTTTGAAACTTAAAGATATTCCAGTTGTAGAAAAGAAAGAAGAAAAGAAAGTAGAAGTCATTAAACCCGTTAAACAAATTGTCAAGAAAGTTGAACAAGTTGATATAGAAGTCAAATCAGGTAGATTGCAATTGGATGTAGAACAAGAAGGTTATATATTCTTTATGGACATTGTTGCGTATAGTAAGAAGACTACGGATGAACAAAAGAAAGCATGTAAAGATTTGGGTGTATTAGTTAAATCAACAATGCAATATAAGACTGCTAATGCTCTTGAGAAGTTAATTATATTACCTACTGGTGATGGTATGGTAATGGGATTTTTCACTTATTTGGAAGATGCAATGAATTGTGCCGTTGCTATAGCTAAGGCAGTAAAGGATAGACCCGACTTACAAATGAGAATGGGTGTACATTGTGGGCCTGTAATTCCAATGGAGGATATCAATGGTAATTTGAATATAAGTGGTGACGGCATCAATTATGCTCAAAGAGTAATGGATGCTGGTGAAACAAATCATTTATTGGTTAGTTCAGCTGTAATGTTGAAATATGATAGACCCGCATATGTATTAGTGAATGATTTAGGAGATGTGGTTGTAAAACACGGTGTAGTGATGCACTTATATAGTTTACATGGCAGTGACTTTGGCAACAAAGAATTTCCATCAAGTAGAGTAACAAAAGCAGAACCAAAAACAAATAAACCATTATGAAAATGATACCTTTGGGAAGACAATATCACGCAAGTGTTGTTAATACAGATTTGGATGTATATAAAATAAAAGATAAAGTCATGGGTGTTCGTACAAGTAATCATCCAGGTCCATTTCAAATTTCAGATAAACTTGGTATCATTAAAGATAATGACACCAAGATTAGAATTGTAGTTTATAATTCAAAAGGGTTGTTTTATTTAATCTAATACAATCAATCAAAAAATAGCATACATTAGCATATACTGTTATATTTATAGTCTATGACCGTCAAAGAATTAAAAGCATTAATAAAAGAAACATTGCTTGAAGCTGTACCATTTGATAAAGCAACTGACATTGAACAATCATTACGAGCTAAGTATGATGAAATGGCTGAATATACATTTGGTGTAGAGTTTGAATTTGAACCAGTGACGGAAAATGATGTACTTTCAAGAGATGAAATTGCTGCTAAATTAAGAGAAATGTTTGGTACGGATAGTGGATTTACAGATGGTTATTATGAATGGTTAGACAATCAAAGAAACAGTGAAGTTGCGAATTGGGTAAGACGACATGGAACATTGGATACCGTTGATAAATTCAATTCGGAATATGGACCAATGAGTATAGATACATTTGAAGAATATGTCGCAGCACCCGTTGAAAGTGATTATGCTAATGAAGAAGAATATAATCAAGCATATGAAAAATATGATGATGCAAAAAATGAAGTGGATAATGATTATAAATATTGGGATAGAAGAAACCGTGATGATTATGCGGATGAATTTATAAGTTTATTAATAAGAAGCAGTACTTGGACGGATTATATTGGTGAAGATGAATATAAGATTATAGATGCTGAACAAGGAATTGAAGATGCTTATGATTTCTTGGAAAGTCTTGGTGAAAATGTAAGAAAAGATGATAAAGCAGATAAAGATACATGGGCAGTTGGTGAAGATGGACCCAATGTTGAAATGAGAAGTAGACATATGAGTCAAACTGGACATGATTTTGATATTATTAACAAAGTAGGAAATTGGATAAGTAACCAGCCAACACATGGTAAGACTGGAATGCATATTCATATAGGAGTACCCAGAGATTTTGATGTATTTGATTTATTGGCTATGAGTACATTGGTTGATGAAAAAGCAATTCAATCTGAAGTTAGTTTGGATAGAGATTTTAGTTCATATGCTAAGTTTAGAAGAAGTTTGAGCAATGCTATTTTCGGTAGAATTTATGATTATATGCGTAGACAACCAGATGCAGAAGAAACTGTTCCTAAGTCTTTTATTCTTACTAACGCACAAGTAAAAGAGATAATGAGTAATTTCGACCGTAATCATGGTACAAACATTGCAGCATTTGCGGAACATAAAACTATTGAATTTAGATATTTGGGTTCCGATATTGCAGATAGAGTATTGAAGTGGATATCTTATTTCTTATTGTTACCCCGTGTAGCCAAGAGCAAAAATAAAGTCATTTTAGATAGTATTTACGGTGAAAGAATGGTTGCTACAAGATTATCAGGCAAAATTAAGTTTACAGTGTTTAAAATGAATGAACCAAGAACCAAAGTACCAATGCCAAAAGAACCTGCTGATATTATAAAACAAAAATCATTTGAATTACCAAGCAAATTGGATATTGCTAAACAATCAGCAGCTAAAAAACAATCAGGAACCCAATAATTCTTATATTTATAACAATATGACATTGTTTGAACACATTTTGATTGAAAGCAGAGTTGATGATTTCAAGAATTTATTGAGAAAAAGGTTCAGTATTGATTATATTCTAAAGATTGTTGATAGAGATACTAGTAAAAATCATAAGAACTTGATGTGGATTGGTAAAATCTTAATGACAGAACCAGATATCAATGATGTAGATTTGTTTAAAAATCTGGAAATATATAATAAAGTTGGTAGTTCAACAGATTTGTATAGTTTTAAAGATTACGGCACATTTTTGGATTTCTTACAAAAGAGAAGTAAAGAAGTACAAATGGGTAAGATGGCTCAAATCAAAGCTAATACTACAACAATTGAAGATAATAAAAGATGGTTGGTAGTTTCACCACAAACACATGATGCAAGTAGATATTTTGGTGGTGGTACCAGTTGGTGTATAAGTACAAGCAATGAAAAATACTGGAAAGAGTATTATCATGCAAACACTATAGTAATGATTAAAGATAGAACTAAGAAACCAGACCATCTTTTATTCAAAGTTGCAATTGTTGGTAATGCATCTGAACAATTTTGGCGTACTAAGAGTGTTGATAAACTGGATAAAATCACAGATTTAATACCACATGTAAATTTATGGAATACTAATGATGATAAATTATCCCGTGACCAACAAATCAATTATTTAAATCAATTACCAGAAGATTTAATTGATGACTTGATGAATTATTTTAATGATGACAATCCACCTGAAAGACAACAGGATTATTATTATCAGTTAGCATCTGATAGATTTGCAGAAGACGGTAAAGATATTATTTTACAACAATTATATAATGCTACGGTTGAGTATTTGGATGCAGATACAGATTTGGATGAAGATGAATTTGGTGATGTAATGTCAAGACAATTTGCAGATGAAATTCAAGATGGTAATTGGAATGATTTTTTAAGTGAATTATGGAGTGCTTGTATATCTAATCAAGGAGTAGATGATGATGATTTTCGTCCTGATGTTAGAAGTAGAAATTTAAAGAATTTAATTAGTGATACAACATATGACCAAAATGTTTATCTTGACTTAGCAAAAGAAGTGTTAAAAAACAGTGATGTATCAAATATGGATGATATCATAAAAGGTGCTTTGATTGTAACACAAGATAATGGTAATCCATATACTGTAATTAAAAGACAAACAAATCAATTACAAGATACAAATTTTAATGATATATTGTTAACATCATTAAAAATGTATAATGCTAAGTATAATCCTAATTACATGCAACAACGATCTTTTGGACCAGAATTTGCTGGTATAATCAATAAATTTACACCAAGAAACATTCAAGATGTGGTTAAAGTGTTGAGTATCAATCCTAGAGCAAAAGATATGGTTGACATGATACAAAAATACAGAAGAGATTTGTATGAATCCAAGAAAATGTCAATTAAATATAGAGATTTTTACAAATTTTAAAATTTCAGGTTGACTTTTAGAAAAACCTGTGGTAAGGTAAAAAAGTATGAAGAACACTAAAGACACATTGATTGAAAATCTAAAGAAACAAATCAAAAACCGCAAAGAAACACATAACGAATATGGTTATTTATATGCAATTAAAACAGTCGCTGATTCAATTATTCCATATGATGCTAGCAAAGCTATTAAGCCAGCTATTATTCCTGCAGAGTTTAATTTCTAAACTTTTCTGAATTAAAATTAACAGGAAGATTTTATAATAAACTAGTTATTAAGCGCAATAGGCGGTTGAATATTTTTAACTTTAATAATTAATATAGAATATGGGAAAGAGCTACAAAGACAAGTATAAACGCAACAGTAGTTTTGATAAGCGCAACAAGCGCATCAAGCAGGGAAAATCTAAATTTAAGTTTTCTGTAGAAGACACTGGTAAAAAATCACAATGGACTGATGAGCAGGAATAATTTTACAATTTTAGATTGACTTCGGTAACTTTATCTGGTAACCTTTACAGGTAATTAAATATGAGCAAAAATAACGCATCTGAATCATACACAGGAACAATTGACGGTTTTCTTGAACATTGTTCTAAATTAGACACCAATGAAGTTGAACAACAAATTAAGCGAGAAGAAAAAGAAGAATGTCTTAATATTATTATGACTGATTGTGAATGTTCGCTTGAAGAAGCAGAAGAGATTTATAGTGAAATTGCACTTGCAGAAGTAAAAGAATCAATGGAACAATTGCTTAAAGATGGTATTGTTAAAGTATCAGGACATAATGATGAAGGTGAACCACTGTTTATATTAACTGAATTAGGAAAACAAATTCAAAAAGAACTTGGTAATCAATAAAGTTTAAATTTAAACCTGTTTAGAAATAAGCGGGTTTTTTATTATATTCATAATATTTATACAGATATGGATAAGAACTTAAAGAATGTAATTATGCGGTTGGTAGAAGAAGTAATGGATGCATCACCTGCTCCTACCATTGAACCACCTACTAGACCAACAGAAAAACCACCTACACCATCTAAGCCAGATAAAAGACCCAATCCATTAAGACCAACCAGACCTGGTATTGCACCAAGACCAAAAGCATTGAGTCATGATGTAGAAGCATTCTTGAATCAAAGAAAGGGTTTAACAGAAAAGATTGATACTGGTGATGATATGCCAGATTTAATTGACCCAAGCAAAAGAGCCAAAATTGAAAACGAAAAAGATTATGTAGAACAAATTCTACCAGACTTAGGACCAGAAGCAGATAGATACTTGGAAATTATTACCAGTGAAAGTTATCAACAAAATGTAAAAAGAGTAGCTTACTATCTTGGTATTAGTGTAAGTGAAATTCAAGCTAAGTTCCCTAACTATCCAACAATGGTTATGTTGGCAATTAAAGCTCTAAATGATATTAAAAGAGCAGAATCTGGAATGAAACAACAATTGGAACAAATTGCTGTAAATTTAGTGTTAGATTTGACAGAAAACAAATTAATTAAACAACATGTAGAAGATGGAGATGTTATAATTGATGCCAAGTTGGGCAATGCAGATTTAACAAAATCAGTTACCGCAGATAAAATGGATGAAGAAATGGATAACGGTTTAACTGTTGCAGAAAATCTTAATATACAATTAAATACAGATTTGGGTGGTGATACTGAAGGTAAGTTAAGAAGAACACTTGCTAACTATATGACGCAAGGTGATGCGGTAAACAAACTATTCTTATTTAATACTATTTCAGATGAGTTAGACGCATTGAGTCCTAACCTATCAAAGAAATATGGTGTATTAGCAGCAATTACGCAAATTGGATACTATTTGACACCTGACTTCCCAATCACCCGTGATATTGTTAATATGGCTGCGGTAGGTAGTGAACAAGTAATTCCAACTGGTGACAAATATACAATTAAAGTTAGAGCAATGACATTTCCATATTTAGTACATGAATTAGTTAAAGGATTTGGTGATTATATCAGTATGGATCTTGCTTCACAAGAAGAACTGGATACTGAAACAATGGATGATGAAACCAAACAAATCATGGCAGGTCCAGCATTGGAAAAGAGATTGAGAAATTTGGTTCCAACAAATAAAATTGAACTGTTACCACTCATAAAGAAATTGTTTTATAAAGAAAAAATTTATAAGATAAAAGAAATACTTTTAGGTGGACAAAAAGCACAAATCTACATGAATGATTTGATTACACAGGCTGAAGAGCTTATGTAAACTAAAAATAGTGAATGAAATTTAGTCATCAATATCTAGGTTATGAATCAGAAGAACAAAGAGATATATTTAGTTGTAATATATTAGATGATTTTGGAAAATCGTTAGGACATTGTAAGTATTATAAACCGTTATTAGAGTTTGAAACGGTTTATATTGAATTTATTAATATAAATCATGAATGTCGTAGAAGGGGTTATGCAACTGCAATGGTTAAAGAACTTCAACGGTTACATTATTTGAAGTGGGATGGTAGATTAAGTGTTGATGGTAGGAAATGGTACGAATCATTGATGGAAAGACAATTAGTATAATATTTATACTTCATGAAGCATATTGATGGTTCAGTAAATTTAAGCAATCTTTATTTAAAAGAAATACCAGAAATTCTTAATGGTGTTCATATTAAAGGTGACTTTGATGTTTCTTTTAATGTTTTAAAAAGTTTAAACAATAGTCCGGTAAAAGTTGTCGGTATGTTTAAATGTATGTATAATAAAAACTTAAAATCGCTTGTAGGAGGACCAAAAGAAGTTAAGAGTTTAAATGCAAATAATTGTAGTTTAAGAGATTTAAGTGGAATACCAAATTTTAGCACACCACTTATTAATACTGGAAATATTGACTTATCTAGTAATCAACTTACATCTTTAGTTGGTTTACCCACAAAAGTTTTTGGTAAATTGTCAATATATAATAATCCAGGTCTTAAAACATTAAATGGTTGTTCTGAACATATTAAGGGTGATTTTGAAGCGTTATGGTTATCTATTACAAATTGTATAGGTGGGCCAAAATATGTTGGTGGTGATTTGTATCTGCATGATACTGAAATAAATTCATTGGAAGGATTTCCTAAAGAAGTTACTGGTAATGTGTATTTAGGTAATACACCGTTGGGCAGTATATTATTTCCACAAAATGATGGGGGAACATCAAAAGCTCATGCTTTATATGATGAAATAAGAAAAATTTGTAAAATACAAGGTGACATTTATAAAACCAAAGAAGATGTAGAAGAAAATCCAGAAATAGAAATGGATGAACCAGAATATGAACCAAATGATCAAGGAGGATATCGTAGAGTATGAAAAGAAAACATCTTTATGATTATGTAGATTTGGAAGGACTACATTTGAAAGAAATTCCTGATAATATTGCAATGTATGCTTGTCATGGTGCATATGACATTCAGAATAATAAGATAAGATCTTTGAAAAATGCACCATCATTTGTCAAAGGAAATTTTATTTGTGATGATAATTTATTAGGATTGGGAAGTGGATTAAAGTATGGACCTGAAGAAGTTCAAGGAAATTATAACTGTAGTGGTAATAAACTTGTTTCTTTAGATGGTATAGCTACATTAATTGGCCCAAGATTGACTATGGACGATAACAGACTTACTTCTTTAAACGGATTACCATCATCAATATTAAATAATAATAAATCATTGTCATTTAATAACAACAGTATTAGTAATTTAAGTGGATATGGGTTTGAATCTGTTGAATTTTATGAATTTTTCTTTGCAAATAACAATGTTACTTCATTAAGAGGTGGTCCTAATATTGTAAAATCTAATTATGATTGTGCTTCAAATCCAATTACATCATTTGAAGGTGGTCCAACTAATGTTGGCAGAAATTTTTATGCTATGGCATTAAAAAACTTACAATCATTGAAAGGATTGCCATCTATAATAGGAGGCACTTTATTTTTGTCTATGGATGATATGTTAAGAATATTCCCTGATTATACTAAAAATGATAGAGATATACTTATATCAACTATAAAAGATATGTGTAGTGTAGGTAGAGGTATTAGTATTGAATAATTATATGAAAAAAATAACTGGAGATGTAAATTTAAACAATCTTTATTTGAGAGAAATACCGTCAATATTAAATGATGTGGTAATTGAAGATGGACGGTTTAATATTGATGGTAATAGTATAAAAAATCTAAATAATTTTCCATTGAGTTGTAATACAATTTATTTAAGTAACAATCCAATTAGAAGTTTAGTTGGAATTAAACAAAAAAAAGCAGCTTATCTTGAGGTTAGTATCACAAATATTAAAAACTTAGAAGGATGTCCAGAAATAGTAACATCATTGACTATAACATATGTGGATGAATTTAATAGTTTAAAAGGTAATTTAAAGAAAATTAATACAAATGGCAATTTGATTATACAAGAGTGTTCATTATCATCTTTAGATAATTTCCCCAGTATAGAACAAGGGGTTCTTATAAATTTAGGAAATAATAAAATTACTTCATTGCTTGGTATGCCAACAAAGTGTCATCATTTAAATATCAATAGTAATCAGTTAAAAACATTGATTGGATGTCCTACACATATTACTGGCAATTTTCGCTGTAAATACAATAACTTAGAGGATTTAGACGGATTTCCTACAGTAATTGACGGTGATTGTATCATGACACTTTCACCTATATTTAACAATCAATTAATGATGCAACGTAGTTACTTTGAAAGAGAACTTCACAAAAGATGCAGAATATCTGGTGCAGTACGACTTTCTGACCCAAGAAATATACAAATTTAACAATTAATAATATGGGAAAATATATAAAAGGAGATGTAAATTTAAGCATGCTTTATTTGAAAGAAATACCAGAAATATTAAATGGTATTGATATTGATGGTTCATTGATATTATCAGGCAATGGTTTAACCACATTAAATAATTTTCCTGAACTTGTAACTGAAAATATAGACTTAATGCGTAATCCTCTAATTAGTTTAAAGGGTATCAAACAAAATTTCATAACAACTTTAAAAGTTGGTGGTAAATTTCCTGATTTTGAAGGTTGTCCGCCTAATGTTACCAGACTAACTTGTGTAGGTAATATTAGATTAACCAGCTTAAAACATATGCCAACTAATATTTCAGAAATAAAAATAATGGCAGGTTCACTAAAATCATTGGAACATCTTACACAAAATCAAAGGGGTATATATACTTTAATAGATTGTAGGATAAAGTCTTTAGTGGGATTACCAACTAGATGTAGAGCATTGAATGTAGCTTTCAATGATTTTGAAGATTTTACAGGAGCACCAGAAATAGTTGGCGGTACTTTTAATTGTGGACACAATCCTATTGTATCACTAAAAGGATTTCCAAAACAAGCAGACATTGTTGTGATTCATAATTTTATGAACGACTATCATTTAACTGAACAAGAAGTAAGAAAAGTATGTAACACGGGTAAAGTAACCATAGTGTAATTTAGTAACAATAATAAAATTTTCAACAATATTTATAACATATGAAGCGACTACTAACAGAAGCCAATTTAACAAATTTCACAGACTTGATTACATCCATCAATTCCGTATTGGATGATAAAGAAATTCCACAATTTGCAGGCAGTGAAACCAATAAAATAAGAAATTGGTTCTTGAAACAATATATCAAAGCCGTCAAAGAAGATGATGTTGACTTGAAAAACGCAATCAAGAAACATGAATACAAAGACGGTGAACCAGAATGGATGAATAAACCAGACATTATGGACTTTACGGGTGATTTACCAGAAGATGTTGTAGATGAAATTGGTCATACAGTTGATTACTTTGCTACACTTGAACCAAATGACTTGAGAAAGATTGATAGAGAATCATATAAAACCATCAAACAAAAAGTCCAAGAATGGGACGAGGATATGAAATCTGGTTTAAATGATAATGAAAAAGAAGATATTGAAAAGAAAAAATTGGTACGAGGTAAAGATTATAAAGACATCAAACAATTAGGTGGAATGAAATGGGTTAAGTTGTTATCACCAGAATCAAAAGTTGTTGAAGGTAAATTCATGGGACATTGCGTTGGTGGACCTGCTTATGTAAATAAAGACATTTATTCACTTTGGGATAACAAGAACCGTTCACACGTCACCATTGAATCAGATGACAATAAAAAGACTATTCACCAAATCAAGGGTAAATCAAATAAAGAACCAGCTGATAGGTATCTACCAGCTAGCATTGATTTTGTTGCTAATGCAATGATACAAGGATATAAGGTACAAAGTGATGGTGAAAATATTGGTATGATTAAACACAACAATGATTATCACTTTGATGATTTGAACGTATTACCAGAAAAGTTCAGAGACAAATCTGTATTTAGAGAATGGGTAGACAAGATTTTTCCAATGGAAATCTTTCCTAAACAACAAAAAGCTATTGCGGATATTGCAAAAAGAATTGTTGAAGTATGATTAAATTGATTGACTTATTGAATGAAGCACCTATAGGTACTTATACAACTATCGGTGATTTTAAAAAGGGTGCTTCATACAAAGATACTAGAGACAGAGTTGCAGTAAGTCATCCAACAACTGTACAAAAAGTAACGGATATGTTGAAGAACACTGAAGTTGACTTTGATTTTTATTTTGTTAACAAGCCTGGTTTAAGACAATTTAGTGAAAAAGGTAAAGTGCCTTATGAATTTATCTTTAAACCATTTCCAGAAGGTTTAGGATTGACGCATGAAGAATTGGGTGATAAAACTATAAATAGTGATAACATCACTGTATTCTTTGTAAGCAATACCGCTGCTGATAAAATTCCTATGACTGCGTGGACAATTGTTCATAGAGTTGGACACGCAATGAATAGAACACCACAATTTCAAGACTATACCAAATGGATAGATAATGAATTTGATGAATTACTTGCTATTTATGGTAAACAAAAAGTAAGTAGAACATATGATAATGATTACAAAAAGATAAGAACACATGAATTGGCTAAGGGTAGATTGTTTAATGCTATTGGTACAATGCGTAGTGCAAGAGAAGGTAGAATACATCTTAGACCATATGAATTTTACTATGAATTGTTTGTACAGTATTTAAAAGACGGTAAAATTACATTCAAACCACTAACCAAAAACATTTTGGTTGGTTATGGTCCATATGGTAGTAAAAGTATTGCAAGTACACAAAACTTATCTGAAGCACAAGAAAAATTAGATATGATTGCAAATACAATACCATATTTTATTAATGATGTATTGGGAGCAAATACTGGTGATATATTTGTAATGTAATTTTATGATTAAACTAACACAATTAATAAATGAATTGGAATTGACAGATGATATGCGTATTCATATGTCAAAAAAACCATTTGAATTAGAACCCAGAACATTTACACAAAAAGATGAACTTAAACCAACCGGATTTTGGTATGGTTTTGGTAGTGAATGGATTGATTGGTGTAGAAATGAGGCGCCAGAATGGATTGGTAAATACATTTATAGCATTGATATTGGAAATACTAATGTACTACAAATAAAGACGCATATGGAATTGATGCAATTTAACCGTGAATATCAAGCCAGTTTAATTGGAGGAATTAATGCCGGAACAATTGATTGGAAGAAGGTTGCTAGTAAGTATGATGGTATAGAAATTAATCCCTATCAATTTGAAGCTAGATATCAATATACCTGGTATTATGGTTGGGATATTGCAAGTGGTTGTATATGGAATTTGAGTGGGGTTAAACTAAAGTTATTAACAGATCAAGGAATTGAATGAAATTAATTACAGAAAATAGACACAATGAATATGGTTGTTTGATGGCTATAGTTGAACCAACCAGAGGACCACATATAATTAAATTTGGTAAAACAGTAATACCACCGCAAATTCTTTATACAGATCCTAATGACAATTCCTATGGTTATGATGATGAACCGCATATAACAGCTAAGTATGGATATTCTCCTGACTTAACAAGGGCCAATTTAGCCACTATCCTACAAGGCATCAAACCATTTATCATTAAACTAACTGGATTGACTCAATTTCAAAATGAAAAATATGATGTGGTTAAGTTTGATGTGGAAAAAAATGAAATACTATCTGAAATAAGACGCAGATGCGATTGTTATAAGAATGAAGATAAGTATACAGATTATAAACCACATATGACACTTGCATATGTTCAAAAGGGTAAATTTCCACATATTAAAGAAGGATTAAGTTTATCTGTTCCTGTTACTAGATTTAAATATAGTGGTAAAGATGGTAAGAAATTATATATCAATTTGTAAGATATAAAAAGTGCTCGTTTTAATTATAAAAAGTATATTTATAATTACTATGAAGAAGTTTCTATCCCCAATTCTATTTTCGTTTTTATTAATAGGTTGTTCTACCGCAGTTATTCCTGGCAAACAAGTAAGTGTCGCACAAGATGCAATTGCCAAACAAGAAAAGAAAATAGACACTACATCTGATGAATTAGTCAAAAATGATAAGGGTAAAAAAATACAAACCGCAGTATTAGCCCAAGGTATTCAATATTCATTACAACAAGTTACAAATACATCTATTCAAGTAGAAACTGCAAAGAATCTAAATGAAAGAGTTATTAGCATTGTAGGTTCACCTCATTTGGACGAAATCAAAAGAATCAAAGCTACAATTGATTTACTTAATTCATCTATAGAAGAAGAAAGAAAGAAGGGTGGAGAATTATTGGGTCAAAGAGATACTGTAATTGATAAATTACAAAAAGAAAAAGAAGAATTAAAGAATCAATATGATGACCAACTTTGGCAAATGACTGATAAAGCCAAAGAAGTTGCCAAAGATTCTGATGAAAAACAAGCAACCATTGATAGTATGGGTGGTATGTTTGGTTTAAATGCGGTTTTCTGGGGACTTAAAAAGTTTTTCTTTAGTGCTTTAACCGCAATTATCATATTTGTTGTAATATTTGCTTTATTAAGAATATTAGCAAGTGTACATCCAGCTGCTGGTGCAGCATTTAGTATATTCAATATGATTGGTTCCGGAATATTAAGTTTAATTAAAGGATTAACACCAAAAGCATTTGAATTGGCCAATTTCACATCAAAAGACAAAGTTGATGAATACAAATCACCACTTACTAAGATTGTTGATGTAATTCAAGAACTTAAAGAAAAACAAAAAGAATCACCAAAAAAATCTTATGTTTTAACTGAAATATTGAAGAGATTTGATAATGAAATGGATAGTCACGAAAAAGATTTGATTGATGATATTCTAAAAGAACAAAAGTGGATTAAATAATTTATGGATACAAATACTATACACACTATATCTCAAAATGTTTTAGAAGCAACCGCTCAAGATATGACAGGCAAATATGTCTGGTTGTTCTTAGCTGGCTTGGTTATTTTGATATTCAAATCTAGTATTGAAAAGTTAGCCGCTTCATTTTTTATATTCGCTGGGTCAGATTACAAAACCGATGATGTCGTATATGTTGACGGAAAGCCGGGAAGAATTGTTAGATTAGGATTAACTAAAACAGTTTTCTTTATTTACGACGTTGTAGATGGAAAAGTAGTTGGCGGCAGTAAATTAGTTGTTCAAAATGAAAGATTAGCTGGTCTAAATATAGAAAAACCATTACCTAATTTAGATTTATCAAGATTTAAATCAAAAGACTAAAGTAATGCTCTATGAGATTCGCAACACCCAGAAGTATTAAAAATACATCTTTAAAACTATTCAATAAAGAAGACGAAAGATTAATACTACTATACAATTACTTAGTTGACATTTGTAATTTTGGGACAGATGAATATCATAAACTAGAAACAAAATATCACGACTTATATCATTTTTTAACAAGTACCACAGTATTCTTAGATGTATATTCTGGTATTGTTGATAAACAAATTATAGAAAAAAATGAATCGGATTTCTTTTGCGGTGTTGTAGCTACAATGTATCATGACATTGGTTTTTTAAAAACAAAAGAAGATGAAAATGGAACTGGTGCTCAATATATTAATACACATGTAGAACGAGGGTGTCACTTTATAAGTAATAATTTTGACGATATATTAACAGAAGAAGAAAAGAGTAGAATTTGTAATTTAATAATGGTGACGGATTACTTTAAAAAAGTAGAAAATTTAGAAATAGACCATATAGGTGCTTGTGTCGCTTTAGGTGATTGGTTAAGCCAAATGGGAGATAAACAATATGTAGAAAAATTAGATAAGTTATATCAAGAATTTGACGAATTTCAAAAATATCACAATCTTAACATGTATACCGGATTACACGATTTAATAAGTAAAACACCCGGATTTTGGTATAAATTAGTAAAACCATTATTAAATACTAAATTTTATGCGTTATATGAATATACTTCCAGTAACTATATAGTAATGGTGGAAAATAACATTGACCGAATAGTTAAAGAATATAATCTAAATCATGTAGTCTAAATTTTCATCACACCGTTCAAATACACATTTAATATTCTCCGGTTTTCTTCTAAATCTACCTATCTTAGGATGTTGACTGCTATATACAGTCAATCTTTGACAAGATAATGTATATCCAATCAAATCTTTACTCAATCCTTCTCTTTCATGCGTAACTAACATATAGTTTTCATCAGGTACATCCAAATCAAATGTAGCTACAATTTTATATGTCTTCTTAACACTCGTTGCCTGTAATGGCTGTTCTTCCATATACAAATATATAATATTAAATTTAATGTAAAAACAATTATAAATCCTATTTATTTATAACAAAGGAATATCATATGAGACAAATAGGCGGAATCATAAGTTTAAAACCAATCGGTATTATGTCAAATAATCCCGGTATGAGCGCAGGACAAATTGAAGCAAACGAAATTGCTGCAGAACAAAGAAAAGCACAACAACAATCCAAAATTGACGCAATGGTTGATAAATTGGCACAACAACATCAAGCCAATCAAATGAAACCAATTGATCCCAATGCAACAAGAAGATGGACTGCAAAATACTAATTTATAAAAACATATAAGATATATGGGAAAAGTATCTTTAAGCATACCACAACCAGCACCTGTTACACCATCTACACCAATTAAACCACCACAATCAATACCTGTTACACCAGTTAAAACACCAATTCAAGTCAAATCAAATTTATTGCCTGAATTAACAAGAAAAGAATGGATATCAGTTTTGACTGCTGTTTTTATTGTATTGTCGGTTGGATTTTCTTTGGGGTTTGTTACCAATGTTAAAAGAGTAAATGATTTATCTAATATTGTTTCTATTGTTGATCCATTGATTACAATTGAAAAGGATTTGAATGATAAATTAAAAATAGCCGCCAAACAATTGGATAAAATTGATGATGATGATTTATATAAAGTGGTAATGGAAGCTAAAAGTAAGAAAATGGAAATAATTAAAGAACAATTGAAAGATATAGAAACTTTTCGGTCAAATCATATAAATTCTATTACTGTATATTACAATAATAAAAAAGATGAATTAAAAAATAAAGAAATCTTATATCACAGATAATTATATCGTATGGACTTAATAACTAAATTCTTGACTCTGCATAACCAATTGAAAGTATATCATTTTCAAACAGATAGTTATGCACAACACCAAGCATTCGGTGGTGCTTATAATGAATTCACAGATTTAATTGATACTTTTATTGAAGAATTTATGGGACAATATTCCCGAATAATGAACAAAGACGGTTTCAAAGTGGAATTATACAATATTACAGACAAAGATCCCGATAAATTTATTGAAGAATATATATCATTTTTAGTTACCGAATTGCCTAAAGGTCTAAAAGAAACAGATACAAACTTATTAAACATAAGAGATGAAATGTTAAGCGAATTACAAAAACTAAAATACCTACTCACACTAAAATAAGTAATAATACATAAAAACTTTCTAAGTCTGGGTAAAATAAAAACTTACCCAGACTTTTTTATTGACAAAATTAACCGTCAAACTATCATAAACATATGAAAATCAAAATATTGAAAAATATTGATGTAGACATAGATAAAACCAAACTCCAAGAAGTCTGGCCAAAATATCTACAACGCAATGACGTTTTTAATGTTGACAAAATTGAAACCATCTGCGAAGATAAAGTCAATCTGGTACTAGATAACGGTGACGTTCTCCTTGAAGTACCAAACAAGTCATTCACTCCAGTTTTTTAAAACAAAAGTGTTGACTAAATTCAACTTCAATGTTAAGTTGATATCGTTCTTTAAATCATAATGTCCCTATAGCTCAAATGGTTAGAGCATCCGCCTTCTAAGCGGATGATCTAGGTTCGATTCCTAGTGGGGACACCATCTTTTTGAGCGTATTTATAAAACCATACATATTTATAACCATATAAACTATGTGTGATTGTATAAAATATAAAGATTTTTTTGCGGCAGATGAAATAAATCACATTCAATTATTGAAGGAAGAATTGTCTTTGAATGAAATAGCTCGCTTTGGAACACCGGAACAAGAAAAAGAAATAGTATCTCTTTACACGGATAAAAACAATCCTTTGAATGCCGCACAGATTGCAAAACAATTCAATGTGAGTGCAGGGACTATCAGTAATATTTTAGTTAGAAACGGTGTAACTATACGAGACAAAAAAAAATTAACACTGGAACAAGAAAAAGAAATAGTATCTCTTTACACAGACACAAAAAATCCTTTAAATGCCGCACAGATTGCAAAACAATTCAATGTGAGTGCAGGGACTATCATTACTATTTTAGTTAGAAACGGTGTAACTATACGAGACAAAAAAAAAATAACACCGGAACAAGAAAAAGAAATTATTGATTTATATACATCTGGAGTTTCAATATTGGATATTCTAAAAACTTTCAAAACTTCATATATTACAGTAAAAAATATAATTGACAACGTTATTCAAAATCCAGAAATACAAAAACGTATACTTACACGTTCTAGAACTACGATACCAAACGGAATGTCATCCGAAGATTTTGAAATTTATAAAACATTATCATTTACTAGTCCAGTAGAACGCCAAAAATGGTTCTATAAATATAGACTAGACAGAGGACAATGTACCACATGTGGAGATAAAACCCTACCTAATCCATACACACAAAAACCACAACGTTTTTGTGAAAAACACGGTGGAGTTAAAATGCAAATAAAACGTCCTAAGAATATGTCAGATGATGATTATAACATATATAAAAATATGCATTTTAACAATAAAAAAGAACGATCCGTTTGGATTGCAAACAATCGTAAAGAAAGAGGACAGTGTATATATTTTAATTGTGCAGAAAAGGCACTGCTAAATAATGTTTTATGTCAGAAACATTATGATATCTCAAGAGGTCATGCTGGACTTTGGAAAAATCGTAAAAAGAACCTTGGACTCTGTAGAGTGTGTGGTAATAAATCAGCGATGCAAAATCCAGACGGAACTTATAAACTGAGATGTAAAGATTGTCATGAAAAAGCAGTTATCATGAATAAGAATATTTATAATAAAAATAAACAACAAGCGGTTGACTATAAAGGAGGAAAATGTATCCATTGTGGATATAATAAATCCAATGGCGCATTAGATTTTCACCATGTTGATAGAACTCAAAAAGACAAAAATTGGTTCAATCTTAGAAGAAAACCTTTAGAACAATTAAAGAATGAATTGGACAAATGTGAATTATTATGTAAAAATTGTCATAGAAAAGTCCATTTTTCTTCAGATTTGAAACACAAACAGAGTCAACGTCGTAGAGATAAAAAACAAGCGTGTCTTGATTATAAAAAAATAGATAGATGTGAAAAATGTTCTACAAAGAGTATTATTTCAATTTATGATTTTCATCACATTAACCCGAATTCAAAAGATAAACAATTTAAATTATTTTTTAGCTGGCCAGAATGGAGTGGATGGCAACCTGGTCAAGAACTACATGATAGAATAAAAAAAGAATTGGACAAATGTAAAGTGTTATGTACAAATTGTCATGCTGAAGAACATTGGGATTCAGCAACGGATGATGTGACAGATGAGTATGATAAGGAAATTCCCGAAGAAGAATGTACGGATGATAATTGTAAACATTCTCATTGACAATAGTTTTTAACAATGTTATCGTAGCTAAAATGTGGATAACATCCAGAAATGATTTCTGGTGGGGACACCATCTTTTTGAATGTATTCATATATTTGTATATATTTATATGTTCAAACTTCTCTAAAAAAGAAGTTGATTCTTTGAAAATTTGCGGTAAGATAAAGAAGTAATAAGTATTTCGTTCTTTCAGCACGGTGGGAGTGGCACTCCTCTAGAACATCTACGTATGGCGGAACTGCCTTGGCCTTTAACCAAAGGGGGTCACCAACGAAAGAATGAAAACTTAAGTTGACATTGAAAGAAATCGTGGTAAGATAAAAGAGTAGTAAGTAATAGTTCTTTAACAAATTTTAATGGCCTTGTAGCTCAGTTGGTTAGAGCAGAAGCCTTTTAAGCTTTTGGTCGTGGGTTCGAGTCCCACCGGGGCCACCATTTTAACGGAGTCATCGTCTAACGGTTTAGGATAATTCCCTTTCACGGAATAGATTGGAGTTCGATTCTCCATGGCTCTACCACTTTGTTTGTCCGTTGCTTAAAAGAAACGGTCTGGTGGAGGGCGTTAAACCATAACACCCCTAGAGTTGGAAGTTCTCTTAAAAAACTTCTTGGTTGCGGGGTTAGCAAGTGGTATACTTTGTTTGTTGGGTGGACAAAGTATTCAATAATTACACCCAACACAATTTTTACGGTTCTTTATAAACAATTTGCGGGTGAGTGGCACGGAATTACCATACAACGCTCATAACGTTAGTGATAACAGGTTCGACTCCTGTACCCGCTACCATTTAATTGGAGCGCTTTCAGCAAAGAAACAGGTTTCATAAGCCAGTTTAAGTGGGGGCAGCACCCACCGTTCCAACCATTTTAGTTCTTTAACAAAACAATTTGCGGGTGAGTGAAACGGAAAATCATTCCTGGCTCATAACCAGTGAGATAGTGGGTTCGACTCCCACATCCGCTACCATTTAGTGGCCTCAAGATGTAAGGTGCATGGGGAGACTTATAATCTCTATAATCGCTCGATTGGCGTTCTGGGCAGTTCGATTCTGCATGAGGCTACCATTTTAAAAACGGCTATGTGACGGAATGGCAGACGTAGTTGACTCAAAATCAACCGGGTTAAACCGTGGGGGTTCAAGTCCCTCCATAGCCACCATTTTTTGAAAAACTTGTTTGACAAGTGAGTAAGATGTGGTAAGATGAATAAGTAGTAAGTAATAGTTCTTTGTAAGTAATTTAAATGGGCGTGTAGACCAGCGGAAGAGTCAACAGACTTAAAATCTGTAAAGCGGTGGTTCGAATCCACTCACGCCTACCATTTTTTTGAAATTAATGCGAATCAAGTGTAAAGAGGGCACGTTAGTCTACCAGACTAAAAGGCGAAATGCAAAGTTCGGATTCGCTCCAGTTTTAATGCGATATTAGTGTCATGAGGAGCACGGTGGGCCTTCCAGTCCACAAGGCCGGTGTAAGTCCGAGATATCGCTCCAGTTTTAGTAATAGTACGGGTCAATAGCTCAATGGTTAGAGCGTAGAACTCATAATTCTTTGGTTATCGGTTCAAGTCCGGTTTGACCCACCATTTTTAAAAAAAAGAGTATATATAAATTTGTATACTATTTATAATCATGATTAAGTTAAAGGATATAATGGAAGAGATAAATGAACAGAAGCAGTTTGATGAATTTCATAAGAAGCTTAGTTCAGAGTTGAATGAAGCTATATTGACTCAGTATGAAGAATCGGATATTTCTGACGAAGAAATTTTGAATCAAATAGCATGATTACGGAAAGCAAACAAACTCTTACTTATAAGGGTGCTAATCAGGGTGGTGGTGATCGTATAACGAGCACTGATACTTATCGTAATGAGAAGGAGAAGGCTAAGACTAGGCACAGTAATGAAATATCTCATTTAAGAGATATAGTTAGAAATTGGATGGCTACTGGTACAAGTAGTGTATTTGAGTTTAAGTTTAATACAAGATATGGAAAGTTATATGGTATTCAGTTATCAAATTCTGTTCATGTTACATTTTTTGTGACGCAATCAAAAGCAGGAGGAAAACTTTATATATTTGACAGATTTTTTCCGGACTATATGGATTATGGACGGTATATTACGATGATGCGGAAACATCAACCTTAACTTAATAAAAAACCCCGTCATTAATTTGACGGGGTTTTATTGTTTATATATAACTATTGATTATTCATTTACAGTGAGTGTTGCGGTATCGCTTGTTGTAGTACCTGATATATTAGTTACTGTTGCTTTATAATCGCCTGCGTCAGTTAGAGTGGATGTTTGGATGATGTGGGTATTACCTGTTGCGCCTACAATTTCTGTATTATCTTTAAACCATTGATAAGCGAATGGTGATTCACCTGTGGCATTTACATTAAATGCAGCACCATCACCTACAACTACTGTTTGACTAGAAGGTTGTTCTGTGATTATTGGAGGTGTTGGAGTTGGTGGTGTTGGTGGAGACATAATAGTTAATGTTGCTGGGTTACTATTAACTGTTTGTCCGTTGTTTCCGGAAACGATAACTGTATAAGAACCAACATCACTATCTTGTACACTTTCAATAGTGTAACTGGAACTTACTGCGTTGGTGATATTGGAACTATCTTTAGACCATTGATAAGATAGATCGGATGGACCACTTGCTACTACAGTAAATGTTATGGATGAACCGGACAATACTGATACATTTTGTGGTTGTTGTACGATTGAAGGAGGAGTCCAAGGTAGAGGTAAAATTACTACAGGAGGATTGATTTGGTTATTGATTTGGGTTTGAACACTATTTTCATAGTTAGATTTTTGATCTGTGCCAATTGAATCCCAAACCCACCCAAGAACAACATCTTGTGATAGTTGGTTGTATGGTGTAAATGTAGAACCGGAATGGTATGTTACGCCTGTTGCTCCATATACTCTTCCGTTGTAAGTACTTCCGCTTACGGTTTCTGATCCTAGACAGTCCCAATGAACTGTGAATACTACATCGATGTTTTGTTCGTATGTGGGATAACATTCCATTGTACCCACTCTCCAATTAATTGTTGCGCTCATAATTTATAAAATTTTAATTTAAATATAAATATTGACAAAAGTTCAAATCGTGTTAGTATTTATCTAGAAATAAAAATATATATGGCACACTTTGTAAAACTATCGGTATTGGATCCTGGTCATGATGATATTGAGAACCAGAATAATAGAAAATATAATCCACAGTTGATTAATTTGGATATGGTAATTAATGTAGAACAATCTGTAGTTCACTGTTTAATTTTTACCAAGAATAATTCAACGCATCCAATTAGGGTAAAAGAGAGTTTGGATGAAATTCTTTATTTGTCACATGGATGTAATAAAGTTTTGAAAGGATAACCGATATATATGAATATGATAAACAAGTTTTTTAAATCAGTTTTTGGTAAAGGTGATAATAATGAGTGTTATGATCGTATTTTATTGAAAGCTGTTTTAGATAGTAATAAAAATCAAATTGAAAGGTATAATAATATTATGTCAGCACTAACTAATCTACAAGAAGCATTGAATCGTTTGACAACCGCAACTGATACTGCAGTAACAGTTTTGAATACTCCACATCCAAGTGAAGAAGCAATTCAAGCTGCTGCTGATTTGGTAAATGCCCAATCCACTCGTTTGGAATCTGCTAGTGACAGTGATCCTGCCACAATTGCCTAATTTACAATTATAGTTCGGTAAAAACCCTACAGATTTTAATGTCTGTGGGGTTTTTTATTTATATTTATGTATATGGATGCTGATACAAAGAAAGAATTTATGGTATTGTTACCCGAATTATTTGCGGTAATAAAGAATAAATTGAATTTACAAACCACACCCAAGATTGTTCTTAAGAAAGACATTGAAAATTCCAATAATATCTTGGGTAAAACTGCTTATTACAATCCATCCGATAAAAGTATTACTTTATACATTCTTAATCGTCATCCAAAAGATATACTTAGATCATTTGCACATGAATGTGTTCATTTGTATCAACATGAAAACAATATGTATGGTATTGGAAAAAATGAAGCTGGTGATGCTAAGTATGCACAAAATGATACAGAATTAAGAAAAGCGGAAAAACAAGCATATCTCCTAGGAAATATGTTGTTTCGTGATTGGGAAGATGGTAAGAAATAATTAATACATTATTACTTTTACCATTGGCACTAAATCTTTTACATAACCTTCGTCAATTAAGTATTGTGCGATTTTATCAATTTGAGGTTTGATATCCTTGAATTTAGTGCCATTTCTATTATGAATTTTAATCAACTTTTCATCTTCAATTGTAACTTCAATTCCATAAAAGATTCCGTCAACAATTTTGGATTTTTGTTTTTTCATAGGCTTTAGTTCACATATATAAATATCATATGTAATCTTTAATAGTTCTTTTAATTTGACAATTTAATGTCTTGTGGTATAGTTTAAATATATGAATGTTCCTATCAAAGAAATTAACATGCGGTTGGAGAGATCAGAAAAAACACCAATTGAATCTGAAGAAAAGTGGTATCGTACCAATAGATTTTTTGATTGGTTGTTTGACACTGTGCCATATGGTTGGCGTGTATATTATAGGTGTGTTGAATTAAGACGGTGGTGTATTAATACATACCAACGTATTCGTTATGGTGTAAGTGATGCTGAATGTTGGAGTTTAGAGAGTACACTTACAAAGTTTATTTTACCCAGACTGAAACATTTTAAAAAAATAAATGTTAATACACATCCAGCTGATATTACACCTGAACGATGGAATGAAATATTGGATGAAATTATCTGGACATTTGAATATATGAATGATGATGAAAGATTCAATCCAATTCCTAGAATAAAAGATGACATTATTGATATGAATAAATATATTGATAATATCAATAGAGAAAAAACACCAGAAGAAAAACAAGCTTGGAAAGAATACTTTGAAAAATCAGCTGAGTTAGAAGAACGTCGCAAAAGAGGAATGCAACTATTTGCAGAATATTATTTTCAATTATGGGATTAAACATGGATACTTTTGAAAATTATAAAGCTCCTTGTTTTGATGAACTATTCATGCGAATGGTTTATTTGACGGCTACAAAAAGTAAAGATCCATCTAGTAAAATAGGAGCTGTAATTGTTAAAGACAATCGTGTCATCAGTACAGGTTATAATGGATTTCCTATTGGAGTATTAGATTCAGATGAACGGTATAATAACAGAGAAACAAAATATAAATATGTAGTTCATGCAGAACACAATAGTATATTAACTGCTGCAAGATTTGGTATATCTACATTGGGTTCAACACTTTATACAAACGGATTACCATGCAATAATTGTATGAAATCTATCATACAGAGTGGTATACATGAAATTGTAATTCATTCGTTGTGGCCAGAAATGAAACATTCGGATTGGCAAGATTTATCTAAAGTGTCTAAAACAATGATGGAAGAGTCAAATCTTAAACTTAGAATTTTTGACGGTAAGCTAAATTTAAATGGATTTTTGAACGGAAAAGTATTTGACATTTAAAAAAACCCGTGGTACATTGTATATATGATTAATAACAATGAACTGTTTGCTAAGGTTCTTGCGGAAAATCCACTTCCTTATCATCTTGGTGATAAGGTAAATACCAATCATGGCATTGGTTATATCAGTGGTTATAACTTCAAGGACCGTGAAAAGGTTTGGAAGTTCACTATTCGTCCACATGGATTGGATAATTATTATACAGATGTTGAAACAGTATATGGAAAGGTAGAATAATATGGAATATGAATCAAATGCAGATATCTTAAATGATTTGATGGATCAGATACATACATTACACAAAGAAAATGCTAAACTAAGACAAGAAGTTGAACAGTTAGAAGAAATTAATAGTGAATTGAACCGTAAGTTAAAGAGTATACAAGCATTGTTTTTATGAAATTATTTTGTATTTTTATTGTTAATTTAGCACTATCGTTGTTTGCAAGTATATTGCTTTATCAGTTATTTAAGATAGATATATCTCCAGTAACAATATCGTTGGCAACTATAGTAATTTATATATGTTTACCACAACGATTTCACGATTGGATTTCCGAAAAGTGATATGAATATTCATGTTCCAGATGAAATTAAAGCTAAATATCCTCATATGGAATTTAGGGGTAAACAGCGACAATTGAATGACAGAACCGTAATTGAAGCATATAACAATGCTACTAATCAAACTTTTCATTATAGTTTTGAAGAAGACTTTTTTTGGTTTGCTGGTCAAATTCCAGACTGGAAATTGAAAAATACTAAATAAAAATATGAACTTGACTTTCACTATTACTTCCAATGCCATCATGGCCGTGTGTTGGGGATACCTTCTGTATAAGAAGCTCAGTGGAGCTACCTTCAGCTGGTGGTGGTTTGTACTGGTCTCTGTTATCTGGGGATTGACTTGAACCTAAAAAAGTATCTTGACTTTCTTTAAATTCGTGGTAATCTAGACTTATGAGTGAACAAACCTATATGAAGCTAAAAGATGCAGTAAAACGTCCTGTGTTTGATGCCAAAACTATCAACCGTGAAAATCCTCGTTTCAAAAGTCTAGTGGATAGTTACCAAAAGTGGAATCAAGATGATTATTTTACGGAACATCGTTCAACATATGAAAATGACATTATTGAATGTCTTGAGGAATATGACTTGGATGGATTTGCACTTGCTCAACATTTGAGTGAATATAAGTATATTGAGCCTGATAGTGAACTTGTTCATATTCTGGAAGATGTAACTTTTGTTAAGAGTTCACTTGAAACAGAAATGTTGAGTCAATGGGTTAAGGAGAACTTCTTGACCATTCCAGATGATGTAGTTGGTAAGAAGGTTAATGTCAAACAAGGTATTCGTAAGTATGAGAATCACTACATTACTGGAATTAAGCCAGAAACTTATCAAGTAACTGTCAGTGATAAAATTGATAAAAATGGTGGTTATATAGTTGGATTTGAAAATGTAACCTTTCTATGATTGACTTTCTTTAAAATCTGCGGTAAGGTATTTGTATGAAGATTGATATTTCCTCAATTGACCGCACCCAATTTATGGTGCATGAACATTCACTTAACGGTGAAATTGTCCATTTGATTCAGCCACAACACATCGGAACGCAATGGCGACAAGACAACAAGCACATGCGTAGTGTGGTTGTGAATTATGCGGGTGAAGTTATTAGTGCATCGTTTCCAAAGTTTACCAACTATGGGGAGAATCCCGAACACTTTCCTGTTCCTACATCACTAAAGAATACTACTGTAGTTGAAAAGTTGGACGGTAGCACTTTAATTGTTAGCAAGTATAATGGTCAATATATTCTGCGTACCCGTGGAACTGTTGATGCTTCTACTATGGCTAATGGTCACGAACTTGAAATTTTCAAGGAGCGTTTCAAAGATAGTCTTCAAAGATTGGGTATGGCTACACCTGAAACTTGGAATGTGTCTTTGTTGTTTGAGTGGGTTAGCCCTATCAACAAAATTGTTCTCAATTATGGTGAAGAGCCTGATTGGTATATTGTTGGTATTGTTAACCACAGTGATTATTCACTGTTTACTCAATCAGAACTTGACATGTGGAGCAAGAAGTATGGCTTCAAGCGTCCTGCTACTTATACTTTTTCTAGTGTTCAAGATCTGTTAAAGGATGTTGATCAATGGAGAGGTAAGGAAGGTGTGGTTGTTTATTCAAAGAATGACCAAATGCTTCACAAGGTAAAGGGTGCTTGGTATCTTGCTCTACATCATATGAAGTCAGAACTAAGTAACATTGAAAAAGTATTGGATGTCTGGCTAGAACAGGGTATGCCTGATTATCAGACTTTCTATAACTATATCTTTACCACTTTTGATTTTGAGTTAGCAGAACAGGTTAAAGGAATGATTAGCCGTATTGTGGATGGTAAGAAGGAAGTCAACAAGATTGTGGATGGTATGAATAATTTTGTTAATAACAGACTTCGTTCATTGCCTTCACGAAAGGAACAAGCACAATTGGTTATATCATCATATGGTGAAACAAACAGGGCTGCTTTTGTATTCAAGTTACTGGATGGTAAGTCATTTGGTAAGGATGAATATAAGAAGTTACTATTTCAAGTTCTAAAGAATTAAAATAAATTGGTAGGGGTTTTCTTACATATGTATAAGTGATAGTCAAATACGGCTATCATAACACACAAACACAAAGGAAAAATATGGCAGATAATAATAAAACTCCCTACGAATTGCGTTGGGAAATTCTAAGAGAAATGGTTCAGCTAACCAAAGATGAATGGTATAATAAAAGAGAAATAGCTCAATACAACGCTGAAAAAAGTGGAAAACCACTTGAATATATTGGTGATATTCCACTTAGTGATGCATTAGCTAGAGCAGAACGAGTTTATCAAGAATTCGTTTGTAAAAAGTAAATATTTAAAATAGTTAACCCCACTATTAATTTAGTGGGGTTTTTTATTTTTTCTATATATTTATATTTAATACAAAGAAATTTTAAATTATGAGCAAAGACATACTAAGCGAAACATTTCAAAAGCATCTTAAATTGCTTCACAAACACTTAAATATAAATGAACGATGGGACGACGTAGCCACCATAGGTGGTGAAATGCGTTCAGATGGTGATGGATACAAAACAGACCCCAGAGATAAATTAGGTCCATATGTCAGTCCCGAAGAAGAAGCACGTAATAAATTCAAAGAAACTGTAGCAGGTTATGCTAGATATTCTCTTAGTACTGATGAAGATAATTTTGTAAGATATTTGAATCAAATTAAGTATCAAGGTAAAAATAATTGGGAAAAAACTGATAATTTTAAACCATATGATGTTAGGGGCAGTTCCGCTAAATTTGATACAGGAGCGTATAAAAGCTGGACAGAACGAGAAAAAGAATATTCGGACATAAGTGATATAAACCAGAAAGAAAGAAATGAAGTGGAAAAGCTCAAAAAACCAGTGAGTAGTTTGATACAAACTCTCGGAACGATTGGATGGCAAAAATACAAGAGATTAGATAATAAAAGAAAAATTGCAAGATTGTTATTACTTGCTCTTATTCCAGATAATAAACAAAAATTAAAAGCAGAACTTGGTAGTAATTACGATGAACTTCTAAATCGTTTAAAAAATGCGGATTATAAAAAAGATGTACAAGATGTAAAAATACTTACATTAGCAATTGAAAAAGCCGAAAAAATGCTTGGTAGAGGATTTTTTGAACAATAAACTAGTAAAATATTAATCAAAGACCCCGCTATTAATTTAGTGGGGTTTTTTATTTCAAGTCAATATTTATATTGATATGACCAAAACAGAATTAAAACAATTGATAAAAGAATGTTTATGTGAAATAGATTTTGCACCTGGATTTAGACCGAATGAAGATTTAACCATTGTTTCAACCGTAACTGGTAGTGATATTGATCATTTAAGATCTTATATATTAGAATTACATAGAATTTTGATACAAAGTTATGGCAATGACATACAATTTGAAAAAAAATTAAAAATGGTTATATTGCCAAATAAAGACAAACAAATTGAAACCACATTCACCATTATTGATATAATTGATGATTTAATGTCAAAAACAGTAAGAGAAAATCTACAAGATATACACGAAAAATTAACAATGTGGTCAATAAACGAAGGTTTAGTAATAGACTTCAATTTCAAGATTAAAAGATAATACATCATATTAATCTTTTTATAATAGTTATATAATAACATATGAACAGTGTTATTATAAAAATTAAAAGTTACCTATGGTTTGTATTATTACCCGTAGCAGTTATAACCTTATTATCTATTTCCAGTCTTAAAGACATAGAACAAAGTTATACCAGATTTAGATTTGGTAGAGATATTACACTATATTTACGAAAGTCTACTGACTTGTTAACTTATCTAGGCGTAGCATATACAACAACCGCTGATAAAAAGTTTCTTAATCAATTTAATGAACACTTAAAAGAACGGGAAAAATACTTTAACGAGGAAATCTTGACGAGCAAGATATTAACCCAAGATGAACTAAAAGAATTTAGAAAAGGATTGGACATAAGCAGTGACTTGGCTAAAGATGTAGAAAATCCAGCATTTGAAAAGATGGATAATAAAGCATTTTTCAGTGATAAATATTTGGATTACAAAAGAAGAATAATAGAAAACAATCAAAATTTTAGAACATTAATCAATGATAGTTCTGAAAAGATTATCAAAGATGAAATAGTTAAATTAAACATATATCTATATACACTTTGTTTCATAATATTAGGAATGGTATATCTTATAAAACAAGAAAATAAACCCGTTACAAAAATAAGAAAAAGAATCAAAAGAAAAAAATAATATATGGAATACTTACAAAAATTCGGTATCCAAATAGGATTCTTATTCAGTGGTTTATTTGGCGCAATCTTAATGACAACAAAATCAGATAAAACAGATGTAAAATCTGTAGTATTATCATTGATAGGTGGTATGGCAGCTGCTAACTATTTAACGCCAGTCTTGGTAGAATTATTGAATATTACCAGTATTAAAAATCAAAATGGTATTGCATTCATTGCGGGATTCATAGGTTTAAAGTTAGTGGAAATTATTAGTGAAAACTTTATAGAAAAATTAGGTGGTAATAAAACACCCACACAAAAACCAAAAAGACGCAAGAAATAAAAAACCCCACTATAAAAGTGAGGTTATTTGATTTAATCTTTCTTTGGTTTACTTGGTCTATTACCATCTTTAGTTGGAGGAGGACCATCATGTTTTGGACCTCTTGGACCGCCAGGAGGAGGACCAAAACTTCTCATTAATTTACGGTCAGCATCACTGACTTTGGCACGTTCTTCCTTGTCCATCTTACCATCTTTGTTTGCGTCATATTTAGCAATCAATTCATTACGTTGCTTCTTTTGTTCTTCCGTCAACTTGGGACGGAATGGACGGCCTTCACCGGGAGGTTTACCTTGTTGAGCATTTGGGGGGCCTAAAAGCTCAGCGTTTAGGGTAAATGCTGCGACTAACACTAATAGATACTTATACATATATTTTCCTTTCGTTTAGTAACCACCATAGATTACATTCTATACATACTATACTACCTATATGAAATAAACAAGTTTTACTTTTCCTTTACAATTTTCTTGACTTTATAACAAGTTGAATTAAGATGTACATATGAATAATACACTTTATATTACGGTTGGATTGCCTGGAAGTGGTAAGTCCACTTATGTCAAGAACTTTATTAAAGATAAAGACATAGAATATCTAAGCAGTGATTCACTACGTGCTGTATATGGCAAAGATGAGACTGACCAATCAGTAACATCAATCGTTTTTGGACACATCAAAAAAAAGGTTGACGAACTTCTAAAAGATGGTAAAAATGTATTGGTTGATGCAACCAGTGTAAACCGTAAAGAACGAAGTGACTATATCAACACCGCAAAGAAATATGGTGCAAAAGTAGTTGCTATTGTGTTCAAGATGGATCGTCAAGGATTAATTGATAGAAATAAGAAACGAGGAGAACAAGGCGGTAGAGTTGTACCTGATTTTGTCATTGACAAAATGTTGAACAAGTTTGAAGAACCTTCATATAGTGAAGGAATTGATGTAATAATTTATGTTTGAAAGACCACTAAAACTAACACATAATGATAGTCACCGTGTGTATTTCACCAGTGATACTCATTTTAACCATGATCAAAAATTCATATATGAAACTAGAGGATATAAGAATCGTTATGAACACAATGATGCGTTGATTGCAAAGATTAATGAAGTAGTACGTCCACAAGATACACTAATTCATCTGGGTGATTTTTGTCTAAACATTACTCCGCCTGAATTTGATGTAATTCTCAACAGAATCAATTGTCAAAGCATTCTGTATATTTGGGGTAATCACAACAGTTGTATTCGTAGACACTATGAAGATGCTGTTGCTGGCCATTTGAATTTGGTTAGATTCAGTGGTAACAATCCTAATGATGGCATTGAAGTGTATCCATATACAATTGGTAAACTAACTTATCTGGGTTATTATAAGGAACTGATTGTAAATGGTCATATGATTGTTATTCATCATTACCCACACCAAATTTGGAATCAAATGCAAAAAGGTGCTTGTCAGTTGAGTGGACATAGTCACTATAGCAATCCAACCACTCGGTTGGAAAATCCAGACAATAAAATTTTGGATGTGGGTTGGGATGGTCATGGTAAGCCGTTGTCTTTTCCAGAGATTCAGAAAATTATGATGAACAAGAATCATGTAAGCAAAGATAAACATCATTAACGTTACAGTCCCATCCGTAAAAAGATGGGATTTTTTGTTGACTTCGTTTAAAGTCTGTGGTAATCTTTAGGAGTAATAGAAAAAGTAAATATGACTACTGAACGTAAATTGGCTAGTGTTGTAAAAATCGTTGACATTCAACCTATTGTTGGTGCTGATGCCATTGTTGTGGCTAGTGTCAAGGGTTGGAAGGTTGTTGTGAAAAAGGGGGAATTTAATGTGGGTGATTTGGCTGTTTACTATGAAATTGACAGCTTCTTACCTATTCGGCCTCAGTTTGAATTTCTACGCAAGAGTAGTTATAAGCGTATGGTATCATCTGAAGGATTTCGTCTTAAGACCATTAAGTTGCGTGGACAATTGAGTCAAGGACTATTGACTCCAATTCCAGATGGTATTCTTAATCCAAAGGAAGGTGATGATTTGACTGAAGCTCTTGATATTGTAAAATATGAACCACCTATTCCTGCTCAATTGGCTGGAAAGATCAAGGGTACATTTCCTAGTTTTATTCCAAAGACTGATGAAATTCGTATTCAGAACTTTGAAACTGATGTTGGTTTTGTGCCTTTTGGAGAACGAGTGTATGTTACTGAAAAGTTAGATGGTACCAGTTTTACTTGTTACTTCAATAATGGTGTATTTGGTGTATGTGGCCGTAATTGGGAATTGACTGAAACCAATGACAATAGTTTATGGCGTATGGCTAATATGCTTGAGTTGAAGGATAAGTTGACTAAGTATGGCAAGAACATTGCACTTCAGGGAGAATTGATTGGTTCAAATATCAATGGTAATTTGTATCAATTGACTGACCACAAGTTATTTTTCTTTACTGGATATGATATTGATAAGGGTCGTCGTATGTTCTTCGATGAACTGGAATGGTTGTTGTTTAGGTTTGACGTACCTATGGTACCTGTGCTTGAAAAGTATGGATATGTATTACCCAATGAAAATTTGGTTGATAATATGTTGAAGTATGCTGAGGGTAAGAGTGTATTGAATGCGGATGTTGACCGTGAGGGTGTAGTTGTTCGTGGTCTTGAACGAGAATTTAGTTTCAAGGCTATTAGTAATGTATATCTTCTTGGAAGCAAAGAATAACTAAAAGGGGTGTATGTAACAGTACATCTCTTATTTTATATGAAAGTAAAAAATGCTTGACTTTGAACCTATCCGATGATAATCTCTTTATAAGATATGAAACTACCTATGTTGTTTGCCCGTACAAATACGGGTGCTATCCAAACTTGGATTATTGAAGCTGAAGGAAACAAGTACCGTACTCACTACGGTCAACTTGACAGTGATAAAATTCAAATCACTGAATGGACTATTTGTGACGCTAAAAATAGCGGAAAGAAGAATGCTACTTCCGCAGAAGATCAAGCCACAAAAGAAGCAAAGGCTACTTGGAAGAAAAAGAAGGAAAGTGGTTACTTTGAAAACATCAATGATATTGATGGTATTGGTTTTACGGAACCAATGTTGGCAAAGAACTATGATGACTATAAGGATGATTTGAAGTATCCTGTTTATAGTCAACCAAAGTTGGATGGCATTCGTTGTGTTGTAAAGAAGGATGGAATGTGGAGCCGTAATGGTAAACATATTGTTTCAGCACCGCATGTACTAGTTGCATTGAAACCTTTCTTTGATAAGTTTCCTGATGCAATTCTTGACGGTGAATTGTATGCTGATAAGTTTGCCAATGATTTTAATGCTATTTGTAGTCTGGTAAAGAAGACTAAGCCTACACCAGAAGATTTGGTTGAGAGTGCAAAGAATATTCAATATTGGGTATATGACTGGATTGTACAGAAGACTTTTAGTGACCGCAATAGTGACATTACTACTTATCTTACTAATAACAATGTGGTTCGTCGTGTTCCGACTCACTTTGTGGACACGATTACACATTTAAATGAGTTGTATGAAAAGTACATTAATGAAGATTATGAAGGTCAAATGGTTCGTACTGATGGACCTTATGAAAATAAACGCAGTAAACACCTTCTTAAGCGTAAAGAGTTTAAAGACAGTGAATTCAAGATTCTTGACATTGTTGAAGGTCTAGGCAACAAGAGTGGTATGGCTGGACATATGGTATTCAAGAATCATAAGGATATTGAGTTTCATAGTAATATTAAAGGAAATAGGGAATACCTAAAAGAACTATTGAAGAATAAGGACAAGTACATTGGAAAGAGTGCTACGGTGAAGTATTTTAATCTTACACCAGATGATGAAATTCCAAGGTTTCCTTACGTCACAAATATTGACCGTGAAAGTTATGAATGATAATAAAACAAAAAGTGCTAGAATTATACTAGACATTGAATGGGAATCTGATGATGACAGTGATTTGCCATCATTATGGGATTGGAAACGTATCAAGGTGCCGATGAACTTAACCAAGGTAAAGTATTTGGGTATTCATACGCAAAATGGACCTGAGAATGTAAGTAATTGGATGGGAAATTAAAATTATGGCTAATGTACAAACAAAAGATATTATTGATTGGGTTAAAAACGCAGTGGAAAAGAAAATGATTAAGGAATTGAATATTCCTAATGCTAAGGTATATCTTAGCTGTGACCGTCCACATCCTGATGTAATTCTTGAAACAAAGAATGAGTATGGTGATCTGCAAATTGTACGATTTCTTATTATATGAATGTGGATACAGTATATTATGGATTGTGTATTGTCGGATTAATTTTGATTATAAACGGATTTTTTATTCTTACTAACGAAAATGACGACTAATAAATTTTTCTTGACATTAGCCAGAACAATTGACCACCGTGTAGGTGTTACAGATGAATGCAAGCCTGATGTGCCTGTATTGCCTGTAAATTATGCTCTTGCTAGTTTTATCTTGAGGTTCACCATTGTTATGGTAAACTTTATTACATGCGCTTTTGTTATCGCAAACATTATACATCACTGGTAAAATTATGAGCAAACCAAAATATTATTTAAAAGTTAATCTACCCGCAAATTTTGATGATCTTGATGCGGAAGTTATCAAGAAAGATTTAATCACTTACATCAATAGCAGAAATCAATATGGAGCATTATATGGTCCCAAGTCATCTAAGAAAGGTATTGTAGTAGAAAAAATAATTTATTCAACAAATGAAGACTAACAAAGAAGTAGTTAATAGACTACGAGAATTTACACAAAACAATTGTAACACTACACTCGATCCCAAGTTGTGTGAAGATATTCGTTATCTATGTGATGAAGTGGAACGATTTGGTGTACAAATGTTATTGATGAATGAATATGGTGATGAAGACTATATTACAATTCAAAAATATAAAAGCAAATTGGAAAAATGCCAATCAAAATTAGATCAATATGAGCCGTTTTAATAAAATTATGTTGGGTAGTCTTGCAGCAATTCTGTTGACTGCTATGACAGTAGAACCACCTAAGATCAAGGTGTATCTAATTATGTCATATAGAGGCAATGATTTGGCAATTGAGAAGGTATATTTAAAAAAAGAAAACGCACAGAAATATTGTGATATGTACAAAGACAGTCATAATTATTCAGTAGAAGAAAAAGAATTAACAGAATGAAAAGTTTATTGATTGCAACATTGTTGTTTACTGGATGTACAAGTGGAATGTATCTAAGATATAGTTATGATAGAGCATTGGAAACACTGCCCAAGTGTAGTACAGTGCATAGCATTAATAATAGGTATATTACTTATAGTATGATTGAACAGTCAACTAATAATGTGTATATCATTTACACTAATTATTATAGAGCATATTACACTACCGACGGTGATATTATTAAAACTACTAAAAATTGATGAAAGAACAAATTGATTCTATTATCAAAAAATATTGTTTAAAAATGCAAGAAGTAGACAAAACAAAAAGTATTCCTATGACAGTAAAAGAATTGGATGTCATTGTATATAGTATGTATAGAGAGATGTATGGACTACGTGATATACGTTCAAGCAATTATAATCTTAATAATTTTACCGCAGAAAATAAAAAAGGACATTGTTCTTAATATATGAAAAAGAAACAAACTCCAATATGTCAAACAGTAGAATTAGACAATTGTTTTAGTTGTAAAGTTGTTGCGGGTAAAATACACAAGAAAAAGTGTGATATTGAAAGATGTAGTGAATGTGGTGGTCAAAAGTTAGGGTGTGAGTGTACTAACCATGATAAGCAATTTGCTAGATGGACTGGTTTTTGGCCAGGGGAACTTGAATGTAAATCATTGAATATGGATTTGAATACCTTTTATATGACAGGTATGCACAAGATATTCTTTGTTAAACCGGCCTAACTTTGTCAAAGAATTTAGAGTTATAATTGGTGGTCATGTAAATTTTAATTTCTTTATCTTTAAGCTTAAAGAATTTCTTGGCTCTTTTATATAACTTTGTACCAATTCCTTGTCTTCTGTATTTGCATCGTATATACACCATAAATTCAAACTTAAAATTTGTCTTTCTTGCTGATTTACGTTCTTTAATTATTGCCCAACCAACACATTTACCGTTATCTTTAACGATAAACACTCTATTTTTTACCTTATGTCGTATATCACAACATTCAACATAAAGTGTATAGATTGAACCACTTGTAACAAGTTTGCTACAAGCTTTTTCATCCTCTAAATTGACTTTTAAAGCATCTTTAGAATAGATTCGGATCATAATTAACCGATGAATAAATATAAAAAGAAAACCGTTGACAACCAAACTAAATATTAGTATAGTATTAAAAATAAAATTATATGGAAAAAGAACTAACTATTAAAGACAAAGTAATTAACCCAATTATTATTCAACACGATGATCTGTCGTTTGATGGTAAAACAATAACCATTCCAGGTTATTATGTTAATACCATCTTAGATTATATTAAAAATTGGAAACTTGATGGTGAAAAACAAGTAGACGTTGAAGATTACGTTTTATTTCGTAATTTTCTTTACGATATTCAAGAACACAAAAATCAAGGAAACTAATTTATGGGAATGTTCGATGACATAGTATGTAAGTATCCACTTCCGTTTCCGGAAGATACTAAGGGATATATTCCTAATGGATTTCAAACCAAAGATTTAGATTGCGGATTGGATTCTTATGAAATCCGTGAAGATGGCACACTATGGTTGCGTGAATGCGAACGAGAACACATTGAGGGTGATCCAAATGGTAAAACGTTTTCTGAAAAGTTTGGCGTTGTAAAGGAAATCAAACATTGGTGGACTCATGTAAAAACAACCAAAACCATCCGCATGTATGATTATCAAAATAATGATGGTGGTGTATATGACTATTGGGTTGAATTTGAAGTTGTATTTATTGACGGAGTTATTGACAAGATTAAATTAATTAAGTTTGAAATAAACGATAACACCAAAAGAAAAGAACTCCATAAACAACATATGGAAGAACTCAAAAAACAAAAAGTGGTTGAATCCACTATGTTTTATAGATTAATCATCAAACCATACAATAAAATTATTAGATTTATCTGTAGATTGATATATAAATTTGGTTCCTTTTTGATTGCTAAAGTTTGGAAATTGGAACGTATACTAAGTATATGAAAGATCAAGATTCAATATTTCTAATTTGTGATTGTTTTGAACACGGACTTCTTGTAGAAAAATTCAAAGATGAAGAAGAAGTATCTTTGAGTTTATTTGAACGAGGACTCAATGGCAGAACACTGTGTTGGTCAGAAAGACTAAGATGGTGTTGGCAAATTCTAAGATATGGCAAACCTTGGTCTGATTTTATCATCTTAAATACTGAAAACCAAAAACAATTAAAGGATTTTCTAAATGAATCCAAGTGAATTTGAAAGAACAAAACCTACGATTACCATGAAAAAAATCAATGATTTAATCAAACTCATTGATGAAGAACGTGTTAAGACGGAAATTTTGTATAAAGACCGTTCTCGTAGTCTTGGTGATATTAAAAATTTACTGTTGGATATGAAAGATAGTTTTAAGAAAGGTGAATGATGAAGTTCAAAAATTTTGAAGGCATTGAATATACAGTCAATTATAACAAACCGTCTGGTAAATATAATGCTTCTGGTTTGTGTGACAATCCAGATATCAAAAATCCTGCAATACTTGTAGACCCAACATTGTTAACACGTAGACAACTTAATGTATTAATTGAAGAAGTATTTCATGCACATTTGTATGATTTACCAGAAAAGAAAGCACGTAAATTTGCTGCTAATTTAGGCAAATTGATTTACAATAGATTTTTGAAAAATGAATAAATTATATAAACTTATAGACTTGACGATTGGATTAATATTTGGTAGTATATTTGCAATAGGAATTATATTGGTAATTGCAATATTCTTTTCGGTATTAATTCCGTCTATATTTTATTTCACAGTAAGAGAAGTACTAAAACTATTAACATAAAAATAATATGAACAAAATAAGCGAAAGCATCATAGTTACATACGCAAAAGCATTGCGTAGAATTCAAACAGAACAAGTAGATCCATATATTGAACTAATTGAGAAAGAACTAATTAAACTTTATCCCGAATTGAAAGATCGTGAAGATAATGCTTTAAATTGGGCATATGATATTATTAATGCAGATTCAACTGCAGAAGTAATTGAAACTCTTGATAGAATCAAACAAATCTTTGAAGAAGAATACAAAGAAAAGTGGGTATGTTGTATTTGTGGGAAAAATACCTACAATGTAGATTGTGAGTATCTCGCAGGTGTTGATCATCTATCATGTCTTACCACAGAAGAATTGAAAAAAAGTAATCCGTTGAAAAATAAAGATGAATTGTCTGAAGTTAAAAACCAATTCGTCAATATGAAAATGTATATTAAACAACTTGAAGAACATATTCAAAGGTTAGAAAAACAGTATGATGAACCAACAAACTAATATGACAAACTTTCTAAGTTTTAATATTGAATCCGATAAAGTTAATCGTGTATTTGAAGAATATAATGTTGTATCTTCATATCCAATTAACCGTGAACATTTTATTAAAGACGTACTTAAATCAGCTATATTGGATAAAGTCTATGTCTTCGATAGAGAAGGTGCTTGCGTCAACGTAGAAATTTCTTTCTAAAGAGTTGACATTTAGAAAATTTTAGCGTAGTCTTGTCATCCAATGATTACTTGTGGATGCGGAAATGAAATTCATGCCGAAAGGTTTGAGTTGGGTTATAAAGTCTGTTTGAATTGCGGTGACAAGGCTGCGTTAAAGAATAAAAAATATGGTTATATGCACTTTGGTCATAAAACCGCTGGTAGTATCGTCGTCACTTCAAAGAAGGCCGTAGAAAATTACAAAAAAGTATCAAAAAGAATGAATAAAGGTAGTAATATGGGTTATGCTAGTCGTTTGAGCACTTCATTCTAATATTTATATTATATGACTGCATCATTCTATAAGACAGTATATCAACGCAAATTCAATGAAATGCCACGATGGAAAAAGTTAGCTATTGTAGAAGATAGTGAAAGAAGTAATTGGAGTGGGTTGTTGACTGATTTTATTAAATCTGTAATTGAAGAAGCTGAAAAGGACTTTGCAAATTCCAAATCTGCCGTTGTATCTCCATCCGGTCAATACGAAACAGTTACAAAAATGTCGTCAGATTCTTTTAAGAAAAAGAATTGACTTTTTCTTAAATCGTGTTATAGTAATTTCACGATGAATGTTTTGGATCACTTGAAGAGTTCAACTGTAGACGATATTAAATCTTATTGTAAGTCTACTTCCATTGAAGCTGGTGTCGCAATGATGCATGTAAATGGAGATTTTAATTTGTCTACTCTTGTTAGAAACGCCAATTTCTTTGGTTTTAAGGAAGCATTTTATGTAGGTGGTAGCAAGCAATGGGATCGTCGTGGTACTGTTGGTACGCATCATTATACTGATTTAAAGCATATCAAGACTGAAGTGGAATTTGTTAGTTCTCTCAAAGATAATGGTTATACACTACTCGCTGTAGAAAACAATATTCCCAAGTATAGTGATAAAACTGTTTCTATTTTTAATCCGTGGGTATTTTGTGGTGTAGATAAACCAATGTTTGTGTTTGGTGAAGAAAAGAGTGGGTTAAGTGATTATATTCTTGATAATGCTGAAACTGTCATAACAATCCCAGCTTTTGGAAGTGTTCGTTCACTCAATGTTGGGACTACCAGTGGAATTATCATGTCATTCTACAGAAATAATCTTTGAATTTATGAACAATAAAACTTATTTTTATAGAGTTGCTCATAAAAAATATTCGTGGAATGGTAGATATCCTATGGGACCATATGCATTTTTTAATGAAAGTCGATTTTTATTAAACATTCAAAAAGTCCCATTCAGTGGCTGTGCATATGAAAAATTTGTAGAATTTACAAGTAAAGAAATTGTTGAATATAAAAAATTTAATATTAACAATTTCAACTTAAAATGGGTGACAACATTGCCAAATGCTTGGCGTCCTGGTCCATTTGAAGATATTGATTTACGGGAAAAAATGATTCTTAGAATGGGAACAATGACAAAAAATGGAAAGTTTCATTTATATGGATTTGATTCATTGATGCAAGCATCAAAATGGTATAATAACCAAGAAGAATTGCAGTTTTTGGAAGACAATGAATTTAGAATGTATAAATTTCAAATTAAATCAAAAAATCTGATTATGGGAAAAACTCAATCTGTTTATTTTCCAGATATCAATGATGATATGGATATGCTTTGGATATCATCAACAAAGTTGACTGATTTAAATAAATCTGTAAATATTAACAATACAACACAAACTATAAACAAATTATAATATTGATTTAGTATCTATACTATGATATAGTATTGTTATGGAAAAACTAAATCGTAAAGGGTTTTTCTCCACCCTATTTGGAGGAATTGCAGGTGTTGTTGCTGGTTCAACTGTTAAAGCATCAGAACCTATTGTACCACCACCAGTTGTAGAAACAGTTGTATATTGTGACAAATTGGTATTTACACATAGTAGTGGTGCTAGTTGTGTAATGTCATTTAAAGATAGTGATAACTTTACAGTCAGAGTTAATAATAGTGAGAATATTTCAATCAATATTCATTCGCCACTCAAAAAACCAGAACCAGTTACATCAAATCCAAGTAACTTAACCATTTGTTCTAATGGTAATATTGGATTAGGAACAGCTTGGCCTAAAGCAAAACTTGATATTCGTGGTTGATAAGAATCATTGTTGTTATATAGTAGAATGTAGGGGTGGAGAACTTTATTGTGGGTATTCTAATAATGTTGAAAAACGAGTAGATGCCCACAATAAATCTTTAGGCGCAAAATATACTAAGACACGATTGCCTGTTAAATTAGTATATACAGAATGTTTTGATAGTAAGAGTGAAGCAATGAAGAGGGAGTATCAAATCAAGCAATTGACCCGTCAACAAAAACTAAAACTAATTCGTGAAAAACAATAAAGCATTTACATTAATAGAATTAGTATTAGCCATAACCATATTGCTTGGTATTATTGGCGCAGTTGTTATTAACTATGATAGTATGGTGGGTAATAGTAGATACTTTGAAGCTAGAGAAAATCTAAAGACTTATTTAATTAATTTAAAGCATCAATCAGCATTTCAACAAAAACAGTTTGAGTTAACATTTGACCCAGACTATAATATGTACAGTTCATTTGAAGACTTTTATTTATTGGAAGCTGTAACAAATGATTTAAAAATATTGGAAACAAGTGCCACAAAGATTGTGTTTTTTCTTGACGGAAGTGTACAAGAGAGTTATATTGTTACAAGTAATTTGGAAGGAACTATTACCAACACATTTATTATCAATGTTATTGGTAGTGTAAATTACGAGGGTAATACTAATATAGTTATAGAAAAGAAAGAATCTGATACAGAATAAAGTTATGACCAAAGTTTATTTACCTGTTATATGTTATAATCATACAGTACTATCACACTTTATGTTTAGTGTGATGCAATTAGTATTTGAAGGTCAACGCAGATGTATATCATTTAGTTTGGATTGTATATACTTTGAAAGTTTGATTGCTAGAGCTAGAAATGCTGCTGCTTCTAATTTTTTGAACCGTACAGATTGTGATTATATGATGTTTATTGATAGTGATATAAGTTTTGAACCCGAGAGTTTCTTTTCACTATTAAAGGCGGATAAAGATGTTGTTTCAGGTTTATATCCCAAGAAGTATATTAATTCATCCAAAGTAAAAAATTTAGCTGATAGAAATTTGTTAAATAATTATGAAGAATTATGTACCGATTTTGCAACTGAAATTAAATTAGACAAAAACACCAAACAGATAGAAGAAGTCAATTATGCTGCTACTGGCTTCATGTTATTCAAGAAACGTGTCTTCAGTCAAATTGCAAACGAAGTGCCTAATATAGCATATAAGAATGACATTGACGGGTATATGGGATATGGGGATAAGTTCTATGATTTCTTTCCGTGTAAGGTGAATGAAGTTACAAAGAAATATGAAAGTGAAGATTATGGTTTTTGTAATCTTTATAAAAGTATTGGTGGTAAAATATATGTAGATACCACTTGTAACTTGACGCATTATGGATGGAAGGGATATAAAGGCAATTTTTATCAACAAAGCAAAACATTTACAATTTTATGAAAGCAATTATTGCAATGGCACAAAATAGGGTTATAGGCAAAAACGGTGGATTGCCATGGCCAAATATCAAGGAAGACTTTAAACACTTTAAAGAGTTTACGATGGGTAAAACATTAATTGTAGGAAAAAATACATTTGATACATTACCACTGCTAAAAAATCGTGAATGTCTAATATTAACCAAACCAGTAGATGCTATTGATGCTTATATTACAAATCAATATATGGTAAACAATAACGCTATGACAGGTCAAATGATTACTATGGAAGATGTTGAATCATATAGTCGTTTTAGAAAAGGATATTTAATTGTTGCGGGGGGGGCTAAAACTTATGTTAAGTTATTACCATACATTACAGAATTTTATGTAACGCATGTAAATGGTAATTATGACGGTGATACATTTATGCCACCATTTGAGGATTTATTTACCCAACAAGAAGTTGTAAAAGAATTTGACGGGCACAAAGTTGTGAAGTATAGTAAATGATATGTCATTTTTAGATAAAACATTTCAAGAAAATTTAGAACTAATCCTAACAAAAGGATATAAAAAAGAAGATAGAACTGGAACAGGAACAATTTCTTTTCCAGGCGTAATGATCCGTCACGATATGTCTGATGGATATCCATTGCTTACACTTAGAAAAGTTCCATTTAAATCAGCCGCAATAGAATTGGAAGGATTTATCAAGGGAATTACATCCAAACAATGGTATAAAGAACGAGGATGTAACTACTGGAATCAATGGTGTAATCCACAACAAGTTGCATATGGTACTGATGATGATACTAAGAAGAAAATGGAAGAATGTGATGACTTGGGAGAAATCTACGGAAAACAATGGAGAGATTTTCACGATGTAACATATCCGTGGGGTGGAGAACATATAGATCAATTAAAAGATGTAGTTGATACGCTTAAATCTAATCCTAATAGTAGAAGAATGTTGTGTAGTGCGTGGAATCCTCTATCATTAGAACATATGGCTTTACCGCCTTGTCATTTTGCTTGGCAAGTAAATGTTACAGATGGTAAACTTAATTTGTTTTATTATATGCGAAGTGTAGATTTTGTGTTGGGTAATGATTTAAACACTTATGGTTTGCTTTTACATCTATTGGCAAAAGAATCTAATTTAAAAGAAGGTATGTTAGTAGGATTTTTTGCAGACGCACACATTTATCTAAATCATATAGATGGTATTAAAGAATTGTTAAATAGAAATGTAACGGGTAAATTACCAACCATAAAAACTGATAACTTTAAATCAATATATGATTGGCAATATAGTGATACGATTTTACTTGACTATGAACCACTACCTAGTGTAAAGTTTGAAGTAGCTGTATGAAGAAGCTTACAAAGAAAGAACAAGAAGAAATCAAGATGAAGTTGGCTTACTTTGATAAAATCGTCAAAGATACCCGTGAGCTAATTAAACAAGGTTATACAATGCCAAACTTAAGTTGTTTGGTAGTTCCACGACAATGAAATACAAATATACTATAAAAATACATACAGTCATTGATTATGCTGAACTTGAAAATGTAATGAATGATTATGGAACAAAAGGATATCGTGTCACCAAAGCAGAATTTATCGGTGATACCTTTGAAAGTGGTAGACCAATGAAAAAGTTTGTGGTATACTTGGAACGGAAGGTTAAATAATGAAAACAAATTACTACGTTCTAATTTTAGATAAAAATGACAACTTATGTGTTGATTCTTTAGGAGAATGTCTCAGTGAAGACGCATCACTAACTGAAGCAAATAAGTATCGTAAAAAACACAAAGCAGATGTAATCTGGACTTGTACAGAAACAAGTTTAAAAAATTTAAAAGAATCACTTAAAAAATATGATAACCAACTATAATTTATTTTTGGATGACATCCGTGTTCCAACGAATGTCACTTGGGTTGATATCCCAAAAGATCAACACTATTCACTTGTAAGAAACTATCAAGAGTTTGTTGATTTAATTACACTTCGTGGACTTCCTAAGTTTGTTTGTTATGATCACGATCTATCAGACTGCCATTATGGTGATGGACTAAACGACAGAGGCATTGATTATGATAAATATCAAGAGAAAACTGGTTATGATTGTGCAAAATGGCTTGTGGATTATTGTATGAATAAAGGAATTAAACATCCTCCATATGTAGTTCATAGTATGAATCCTATCGGAAAATCCAACATAGAATCTTATATAGAGTCCTATAACAAAACTGTATGAAGAGCGCTGATAACATAGTGGAAGTAAAAGAATCTGAACTTAAAAAGTATATTAAATTAAAAGAGGGTTCTAAAATTGAAGAGGGTGACTTAGTTAATGTATATGACAACACTTATGCTGAGTTAAGCAAAGGCAGTCGTGTTTGTAAAGAAGTTGTTAATAAATTTAATACAATTTTGAGGGCAAAATGACAAAGTTGTTTTTGGCTGTATCAATACTATTAGTAGTATATGTCATTGGCTGGCATCAGCTATATGGTCAGTTTATTAACAACTTCTACAAGAAGTATGAAATGTGGTTAATATGGTTGAGTGTACCTAATACATTGTTATCAATTTATGCAACAAAGATATTGACGGAATATTTTGAGGGTAAAATGTGGCCCAATAGAATTTTTACATTCAGCATCGGAATTGTTATGTTCACCATATTAACCACTATTTATTTTAATGAACGGTTAAGTATTAAAACATTGACTTTAATCGGATTGTGTGGGTTAATCGTAACATTACAAGTTTTGTGGAAATAACATTATGAATAATAATATTGAAAATTTAAAAAACGGTGACTTTAAAGTGATTCAAATGGATGAATGTATTGTCTGTGGAATAGAAACAAATGAACCCAAAGATAAACACATTGACTTTAGAGTTAATTATATAGAAGGTGCCGGTCAACTTTGTGGCAAATGTATTGAAAAATATGAAGAATAATATGGAAAAACCAAACGCATTTGCATTTAAAGCTAAAATTGGAGAATCTCAAGAAATTCAATTATGCATGTGTATTCGTGAAAATGATAAATGGATGGAAAATGATATATTTTCAATTCCAGAAGGACATCCTGAATTGAGCCCCTATATTGATGAACAATTGTTTAATGTTGTATTCATCGGATATGAAAAGGATGACTCTAAAGAAGGATTTTGGATTACACATCAAAATTCATATTTTATGAAGAGTGATACAATTTTATCAGAAGATTTGTTTAATAAAGGAGAATTTTTTAACACTGTAGAAAAAGGATATCAACATTTTTATGAGCAATCAATCACATCAGAATGGCAAGGGGGACAAACCCAGACAGGTGAACAAGAAAATCTATAATTCCAATTACGATAAAATCAATTGGGGAGATAAAAAGAAGTCCAAATCCACTGAAAAGTGAAAAAAATAATTCTTACCAAAATTGAATGTGAATTTCTAATAGAATGTTTAGAAATGTTGGAAAAATATACAGACGATTCTCCAGCAGATTCAAAATGGTTTGAAAAAATGGACACTACTCAACGACTATACGAATTGGAGATGGAATACTTTAATATTAAAAAATACGGTGTTCCATCTACAAAAAAAGAAATGATCAAGTGGATTTTAACAAAAGTTAAAACAAAATCGATTGACTTCTGAAATAAACCGTGTTATACTTTAGGTATGTTAAAGTTAAGTTCCAATAAACAAAAGATTGTAATTGCGGCTGATCCTCACAACAATTATGAAAAGATAGACCGTATCTTCAAAAAAGAAGATGGTGATATCAATATTTGTTTGGGTGACTGGTTTGATAGTTTCACACTTGATGATACTTCAAATTATATTGCTACAGCCAAATATCTAAAGGATGTATTTCTTCCCAATCCAAAGAACTATACTCTATTTGGCAATCATGATCTACATTATCTGTTTAATGCTCCTACATCTTGGTGTAGTGGTTATGAACAATGGAAGTATGATTCTATAGATAAAGTCATTGGTAAAGTCCGAGGAGATATACAAGATAAGTTCTACTGGTCTATTGTTGTAGATGATATTCTATTAACCCACGCTGGTTTGGATAAACGATTTTTACCTCCAATTTGTGCCACAAATGAAGTTATCTTCAAGTATCTGGATGAAAACGATAATGATGCTAGAACTAAATTAAAGATTAATGACTTACATTGGTTTTATGGTGTTGGTCATGCTCGTGGCGGTAACTTGAAGGCAGGTGGTATTGTATGGTGTGATTTTGATCATGAGTTTCAACCTATTGATGATTTGAGACAAATTGTTGGACATACTAATCAATGGGAAACAGGTAAAGCTGCACAATATCACAGAGAAGGATTTGCTAGTATTGTTGATGCGAACAACATTTGTATTGATTGTAATCTTAGTCAGTATATTACTATCACGAATGGTAAGATTGAACTGAAGAACTATAGTGATCTGTAACCTAGTGTTACAATATTGTGTGGGGTGTAACAATTAAGTTACACCCCTTTTCTTTTGCATTTAGTGTGATATTTTATGTAGTATGGAAGATATAATTATATCCTGCAATTACTGTAATACAGCGACAAAGATAAAACGTGATAAAATTCATATGCAGTGTCATTGTGATGATGACCGTCGTATTATTGATATTAATGAATATTTATTAGACGATAAACATCATGATTATTTATATAGTATGTTCAGTGATGAATATGTGTATGTGGATGAAAAATAAAGGGTGATGGGGGTACCACTTAAAATAAATAAAAAGAAAATTAAAATTTGTCTATATTTATTGGACAAATGGGTGAAAAAAGACAAAAATCAGGTTATATTTATGTAATTAGTAACAGTAACTTTCCATCTTATTATAAGATAGGGGTAACTGAAGACATTAAATCAAGACTGCGTACATATCAAACAAGCAGTCCATTAAGAAATTACAAAATAGAGTATTATATAGAACATCCAGACTGTTATAGTGCGGAAAAAGATATACACGAACAAATGAAGCATTTTGCCAAAAGTAAAAAAAATGAATGGTTTGAAATTGGCAGTTTACAGATGGTTATTGATAGGTTAGATGAAAGTCTACAACCAAAAGAAAAAATTTCTCTTGACCTTTATAAAAAGTAAACTATACTTATTTTTACAAGGTGAGTTATGAATAATGTTGCAAATAAACTTATATGTTTGAATCTTAATGCTAACTGGCAGCCAGTTGGATTTAAAACCGTCAAAGATGCTATTGTGGATCTTTGTGGTTCTGAATCTTATGGTAAACCATCTACATTAGCATTGGATATTGAATATGAATTGGATGATAATGGACAACCAATCTTTGATGAAGCAAAGAGTATGAATCCAGTTTCATGGGATGAATGGATGTTGTTGTCTATTAGACCGTGGGATTTGTTCATAAATAGTCCTACCAGAAGCATTAGGGTTCCAACCGTCATCATTGCTACAAATTTCAATAAGATGCCTATTAAGACATTTAAAGGAAAACCTAGCAAAGATGGTATTTGGAATAGAGATCAAGGTATTTGTCAATATACTGGTAAGAAGTTATCAAAGGATCAATCTACTATTGATCATGTTATTCCTCGTAGTAAAGGTGGAGGTGACACTTGGACTAATATGGTTGTATGTGAAAAAGAATTGAATAGTAAAAAAGGTAATAAACTTAACAGTGAAATTGGAATCAAATTAAGAAAAGATCCTATTGAACCAAATCCAATGCCAATTTCTGCTTTTATTAGAGAAGCAAAACATCACACTTGGAAACATTTTTTGACTATTTAATAAAAAAGTTATAACGAAAACTTCTGATGTTATAGTTATTCATCAGAAGTTTTTTATGCGTAAAAATAAAATTGATAAAATTCGACTGTTGAATGAAGAAAGTGACTTGGAAGTTACAAGTGACATGATCAACGCATATAAAATCAATAGCGCAAAAAAAAGAGTTACAAAAAAAGGATTAGAAAAGTATTATAACAATCTAATCCAATTTATGAACAGTAGATTTATTTAATTTTCTTTTTCTTTTTGTAATCTTCCAATGCAGCATTAAGTGCCTCGGTGGCCAAAACGCTACAATGAATTTTCACTGGGGGGAGGCCGCCCAACGCAGTAACAATATCATCATTGTTAAAATTTTTCTGAAGTTCTTCTATAGTTCTGCCTTTTATTAGTTCTGTAGCCATAGATGAAGCAGCTATTGCACTACCACACCCAAATGTCTTAAATCTCGCATCAGTTACTGTTTGTGTAACATCATCAATTTTAAGAGTGATTTTCATGATATCACCACATGCGGCGGCGCCTACTTCACCAATAGCATCTGCATCTTTTATATCACCCATATTTCTTGGATTCATAAAATGATCCATTACCGTTTCATTATATAATGTATAAGAGTCACTCATAGTCCAATTTGTTTTAAGTCATTTTTAACCATCTTATCAACCAGTTGTTCAAATGAAGTTTCTGGTTTCCATCCCAATTCTTTTCTGGCTTTGGTGCTATCACCTAGTAATAAGTCTACTTCAGCAGGTCTGTAGAACTTAGGATTGATTTTAACCAAGACAGAAACTACTGGATCATATTTGATTGCATCTTTTGTACTAATACTAAATTCTGAAGATTCGGATTGTCCATGCCATGCACCTTCAATACCTGCAGATTTAAAAGCATACCATACAAATTCTGCAATGGTATGTGTTTCATTGCTGGAAAGTACATATTCATTTGGAGCTTTTTGGTTTAACATCAACCAAATACCTTTAACGAAATCTTCTGCGTCACTCCAATCTCTTTTGGCTTTTACATTACCCAATTCAATTGGTACAAAACTTTTACCTTCAATTATAGCTTTCTTAATTCTAGCTACACCCTTTGTAATTTTACGAGTTACAAATTCTTCACCTCTACGAGTACCTTCATGATTGAATAATAAACCTTGAATTGCATATAAACGATAAGATTCTCTGTATACTTTTACTAATTGTCTAGCTGCAGATTTACTAGCACCATATGGACTACGAGGTTTAGCGGGATGATTTTCATCTTGTGGAATGTATGCGACATCACCGAATTCTTCACTGCTACCTGCATTGTAAAATCTACAAGATGGTTTGTGTTGTCTAATTGCTTCTAGAATATGAATCACACCTGTAGTATTACATTCCCAAGTTTGTGTGGGAAAATCCCATGATGAACCTACGAATGTTTGTGCAGCTAAATTAATGAAATAATCTGGCTTCAATGATTCTACAATTTTATTGATACTATGAGCGTCACTTAAATCAAAATTTACCAAATGAAATCTGGAATTATTATCCAAATGTTCAATATTTTCATGATTTTTAATACTCAATCTTCTGACACCACCAAAAATTAAATAATCAGTAGTTTTGATAAGATGATCAACCATGTGACTACCATCTTGACCTGTAACACCGGTAACAAATACAACTTTATTAGTACCAATTAAAACCTTAGCGTCATTAATGTTTAATATATCCATAGAACCCTCATTTTCTTTTGTAGTAAAAACCATATTAAAAATAACATAATTGTTAGTATATGTATATATATGAATATATGGTTACAAAAGAAATTATATTGGATATATTAAATGACAAAGATAATTTTGTTAATATAGTAAAAGACTTCCCAGGTTTATATTCACCATGTGTAACTATCAAACAAAATGTATCCAAAGAAAATGTTGATATGGCTATGAATAAAATATTGGCTTTTATAAATAAAAGTGAAAAGTTTAAGAACTTAATTCAAAATTTAATATCAACAACAAAAGAAAAAGAAATACAAAAGAATGATGTTTCTGGTACGGTTTTAGAAATCAATAAAGATGACACTAGTTATTCCGAATTAATAGAAAAATCCAAGAAAGAAAAATGGCACTATAAAGGACTAACTATAGTAGATGGATACGATAAATTAAAAGTATATTTTTATTAAAATTCCCCATCTTCGTCATCGTCTTCCATATCTTCTTCGTCATCATCGAAGTCGTCAAAATCATCATCATTGTCATCACCCATAAAATTTGGATTATGTTTTTGATGAAAATTTTTGAAATCTGTATCTGACAATCCCAACGAATTGATCAAAGAAATTAAAATGAAGCACATTTGTTCTTTTGGTGCTTTTTTATCTAATATTTTCTTAGATAATAAATTTGCGAGTATCATCAATGAAATTACCGTTTTATCATCTTTCATAAAACTATTTTCTATGAATTTTTCTCTGATGATTTCACTTTTAGTCATTATTAATCCAGGTACATCTGTCAATTTCAACGAATCCATAGTATTTCTTTTGATTTCTTCTTCTAATAATTGACTCCGTGTTTTCTTGTCTCCACCCAATTTGTTAATTTCATCAGTAATTGCTTTAATATTATCACTATTTAACTTTTTCGCAATACTAAAAGATATTAATACACCGTGTTTAGCAATTAAATGATTAAATGTTTTCATAAAGTATAAATATCGTGTTAGATATAATAACTTTATTTTAAAATCTAGCTCTTATTGGTTTTTTTGCGCCTTGAATTACATCAGGATCCATATTAAAATGTATGGTACCACGTCTAATATATCCCCTACCACTACAAAATGTACAGTTGTAACACAGAATCTTTAAGTTTTCTATATTATGATTTGTTTTATTACCATCTTCAAAGTTTAACAACAATGGAATCTTACCGTCAGTAATTCTTCGTTCGTGAAATCCACATTGTTCACATTCAGCTTTTTTTGTGCCTGACCTAATCAATTTATCTTTTAATCTATGAATAGGGAAATTAGGACATTTACCAGACAATATCTTACTTAATGGGTATCTTCCTTTATTCGGATCAATTGTACTATTTAAATCTTTAGTCTTTCTTACAGTAGGATCACAAATAACATGAACACCATACATTTTAGCATATTTTTTATATGTTGTATAACTTACTCCTAATTTTTTAGAACATTCTTTTGCACTTCTACTAGTTTCTCTTGCTTCCCTAATTTCAGATTCTAACAAAATTCTTGCAATTCCAACCTTTTCAGTTCTTTTTGGAAACAATACCGATTGTGCTTGTTTTTCCAAATGTGGAATACTAACACCATTTTCTTTTAATTGATTTACTTCATCCGCAACCTCTTTAGCAACATCTTCACCAATACTACTAATTTCTTTTATTTCTTTAACATCTTTCTTAAGAGATTGTAAATCATTTAACTGTTTTTGCATTTCAGCCATTTGGGCCAAGATAACATTTATATCTGGGGTATTGTTCATAATTAACCTTTAATTGGCTCATCTGCCAAATCTACTTTAGTTCTTGATAAAAATACAGATCTTAAGATTTCTGCTTTACTATGAAATCCTGCGTTAATCAATATCTTATATGTATTGTATACTGATACTGTTTTCTTTGACTTATTGTTCTTTGGTTCAAGCCAACATTGTAATAACGCAGTAACGGTAGAATTTCCATTATTAATTGCTCTTTCCATTGCTTGTGTACAGGCTTCTACTTTATAATCGTCAAATATTGAATCGTCTACTTCAACTATTTCTTTCCAATTTAGGCTGGTTACTACAATTTTTTTCATGTTGTTAAATCTCCATCATTTAGTAAATCCATATTTTCAAGTTTAAGCTTTACACTATCACAAACTTTTTCTTCTACGGTTTTTGCAACAAATACAATCTTTTGTATACTTTTACTTTTAGCACTGTCACGCCAAACTCGTCCAGTAGCTTGACGCATTAATACTGCAGAATAACTAGGACTAATCAATGACATACGTGGATGATTTCCATTCAAATCATGTAAACTTAATCCAGCACCACCAGCTTGAATATTAACTAATATTATTCGTTCTTTATCTGATTGAAAATCATCAATATTTTGTTGTCTAGCTTTTGCATACTTAGCTTCACCGTTAACAATACATTTAGTATTTAATCTTTCTGATAAAGCATCAATAGTTTCAGTAAAATTACAAAATACTACTACACTCATTCCATTTTCAATTGCTTCTTCAACCATTTCAATGAATAATGGCACCTTAACTAATTCTATTTTTTGTCTTGCCCTAAGAATTGCAGTCAATTCGCTAGTGTTTTCCTTACTTTCTTTCTTTATCTTCTTTTGTAACTTAGCTAATTCATCTTCCATTTCTGAATAAATGTTATTAATTTTATTTTGAGCATCTTCTTCCATATCATAACATTCAGCATCAATTTGACTTTCTGGAAAATTAGGAATTGTATCTCTGGTTAATCTTACTCCTCTATTAACAAATATATCTCCATGAAGTTTTTTCAATACTTCTTTGTCGTCATTAAATTGTAATCCAAATCTACCTTTGGAAACACCATGCGCATATAACCAAGTATAATATTGTTTACTATTTTCAAACAACTTAATTGCCATACCAACTGTCTTTAACTCAAGTGGATTAGTTGCATTAGTTGCACTACAAAATAACATCTTGTAACCTTGTTTTAATGCGGATAAACAAGTTTCACTATTTTTTGTATTTGCACCCTTTAGTTTTTGACTTTCATCCCAAATGATTAATGTAGATTTAGGAATATTCCAAACAAATTCATTGCGTCTAGTATCTCTTCTCTTAACATAAGATGCAATCATACTGTCTTTTTTACCCATTCGCAACATTTCATAATTAATAACACCTATCAATCTATGATTCAACTTAAAATGGTTCTTAATTACTCGTTTCCAAGATTCCATTACTGCTTTTGGACATACTACAACAATGTCCATATCTAATTCTCTTGCAGTACCACATGCATTATATGTTTTGCCTACGCCTACGTCACTACCATCAATTGCACATCCCCATTTCTTAATGGCAGAACACAATTTTGAAACCGCATTAACTTGCCAAGGACGCAAACCATCAGTTGTTTTAACTTCATATGATTTAAGTGGTTCGTCTGATTTAACTGTATTCACTATTTTCTTTTTAGAAAATTGATCTTCAGTTGTATGTGTTTCTGTTAATAACCAATCATTGTCTATTTTTTTAACACCGTAACCTTTTTCTTTTAACTTAAAACTATTACTCTTCCAATAAACAAAGAATTCATTACGACACTTCATTGGTATTAACCAATGTCGTGTCCATAGTGGTATTCCACTTTTAGATTCAATTTCATAAACGTCACTCCATTTTACATCCAAATTAATCATGTTTAATCACCCATTTCAGTTCGGTATTTACTATACTGTGCAACATCATGGATGTTACAGTTCTTCAATATACCACCTTTTGAAACAATGCCAATATTAAATATTGTTCGCATTGATTCTGTAAAAGTTCTACCTTCACGATCATCGTAACCATGTCCCAAATCAATTAGATTTTGCATATAATTGGCTCTGGTTTGTCCAAACTTTCGTTTAACAGTACCTTCTAAATGTGTAATTAAACCTTGTACATTTTCAAATATAAAAGGTTCGTTTCGTTGTGTAGTATCTATAATATAAAATTTATTCATACATTTATACATATTTGTATATGTGTATATATTACGATATAATAAATGAAAATCAAGTTATTATTAATCTCTTGATAATGTTTCTTTATAACTTACTTTTACAGGAGCTTTACCTTTGCCACCACTGCCTTTTTCTCCTCTACCAGCTTTATTTTGAGCAGACTTTTTTCTTTTTACCCAATTTGCAATAGCTTTTTTACCACCCTTAGATCTTAATCTATCAGCATACTTTTTGCCTAAACAAGCACTATAACTGCTTCCTTTTTTTGCATCACCACATTTACCAGCTTTTTTACCGCTACTATTGTATCTATCCCAACCACCGCCGGATGAACTGCCTCCACCACCTTTGCCAAACCATCTACCCAATCCACTATCTGCATAAACTTCATCTATCAAGTCAAGCATTTGATTTTCTAACTTTTCAATTGGGTATGACATAATCCTTTATAAATATAATGTAATTAAGTATAAATATTCAATATTTATAAAATATGGCAAGTGCTAAAGATATCAGGTTTGACCAGCGAAATGTAACTAATACCGCATATCAAGAAAAATATGTTAACGGTAATAGTCTCATATTAAGAACAGATTCTACAGGATCTGTTATTGGTACATCTACATTAGAAGGTGTTGCTATTGGGACACTTACATCAAGCACAGCAAATTTTACTAATGTTACCGCATCAGTAATAAGCTCTTCTGTATTTATTGGAAGTTTAAGTGGTAGTTTATCAGGTAGTTCTATAATTACTAATAATTTAACCGCATTAAATTCTAATTTAACCAATGTTACATCAAGTAATATAAGCGCAAGTGGCAATACAGAGTTAGGTACATTGTCTGTAAAAGGTATCACCGTATTATATGGAGACTTAACTGTATTTGGTACCAGTTCTGTAGTGAATATTAGTTCAAGCACAGTAATAATTGGTGATAATAGAATACAATTAAATGCTTGGAGTACAGGTTCTTTTAGTCAAAGATATGCTGGATTAGATTTAACTGACAGTGGTAGTAACACTTCTGTTACCAGTTCATTGTTATGGGATAGTGCAAACAATTACTGGTTATTGACTAACAATCAAACTGGTTCTAGTCCTGTCGTAACTAGCAGCGCACTAATATTACAAGGTCCGGTAAGTGATTTTGGAAATGAAAAACAACTTCCAGTAAATACATTTTTAAAAGTTGAAACTGCGATTGGTAATTTAACCGCATCAAATCTATCAGAAATAGGAAATACATTAACATATGACGGTGCAATTTCCGTATCTGGTAGAATATCATCATCAAATATAAATGTTGGAATACCAAGTACATCATATCCGTGGGGTAATTCTATGACAGGTTCTTATTTTTCAACTTGGACATCAGATACCAATGTATCAGATGCTCTAAGATTTTTAGCCGGAGCATTTAGTGCGAGTTTCCCTATTCCTGCTCCAAATACAAAAATTTTAAGTAGTGTTTCAACAACAAATACTAATGTAGGATCGACGATTACAATTAATGGACGAATACCAAGTGGTTCGACTAATCAATATGTAAACTATCTGCAACCTCTTGGATGGGCAACAATCGGACAAACAATTTTTAGTGGATATACATTTAGAAATGCTGCAAATTACGCATTGTATGGAAGTACAGTAGGTGGATCTACCACAGTAAGTTCCAGTTTAGGAACAAATGCATTTGGATTGGGTTTATTAAATAACGGCGCATTAAATACCGTAAGATTAAGCGGATCATTCACACTTACATTTGCATCAAGTAGTGTTGGAACAGTAAACTATACCAATAATACCAATGTTGTAGTAAGTCAATCTAGTGATAATGGTACTTTAAGTATTGCAACTCCAATCGCATTAAGAATAATTCCATCCGCAAATATGGCGGTTATACCACCAATATATCAAGATGGATATTTTAATAATTTTACAGGATCAAATTTAACAAATAGTATCAGTTTGTCTTCGGTAAGTAGTTCTGGTATTTATATTATATCTGGATTTGTAGGAATAAATTCTGGTAGTTCAACATATTCTTATTTTACAGGCAGCAATTTAACGCAATATTATACTCCATTAGTTGACGGTAATTTTACTCAAACAATCAGTTCTCCAGGAAGTACAATCACCGCATCATCCATTGTAACTAGAAGTTTAAGCGGCGCACCATACATTACAAGTGGATCGTCTTATATATACACTGTTACCGCAAGTAATGCATTCAATCCTTTATATTATAATGGAACAGTTTCAACAACAACAATTCCAAGTAACGCATTAGGTTTAACTACTGCAAATACAACAACTTTAACTACAAATCCAACAATACAAACCGCAAATGTTGTAAAGTCTTCAGATTATACAACAACAAGAACTGTTGGTTCATATCCATTTGAATCAGATATAATTGTATTCGGTGTAACAATGAGTGCAGTTGGTACTGGAACCACAGCAGCGTCATCAGGAGCAACAATAACAACATTTATTGTTAATAATACCACATACAATAGAGCTGGTTCAGGAACAACACTTGGAAGTCAAACAGCAACTATTCATACTGCTGGTTCATTTGGAATTCCTAGCGCAAGTGGTAGTTTATTATACTACGGAAGACCCGAAGGATATACAACAGGTTCTTTAACATTCAGTACGAATCCAAATACAGAACAATTCTTGGATGAATCATACAGAATGGTATTAAATGACAATTTATTAAATTCAAGTGGAAGTTATTTCAATAGTGCATCATATCTACCAACATCCAGTCTTCAAGTTAAGCCGGGATTCTTAGTGAATCAAGGTGGTGCAAATGGATATTGGTATCCATCATCATATGGTACAACTTACAAATATTATGTAAGATATTTTAAAACAACCGCTGTTGTAAATACATTAAGAATCACACTTACTGGTAATACTACATTAGTTAAATGGGATGAAACTACTGCAAATAGTATTGCAATTGGATTGATATTTGAAAGCGGTAATTCAAATACTTATGCTAGATGCAGAATATATGATATTGCCAATTTAGCTAATAACATTGTTTCTTCAAACATATCCACTTCCAATTTGTCTACAGACGGTAAAAATCCATTTAGTGCAAATATAGACTTATACGGTAATAATGGTAGTGGTGCAAGTAACAGTGGTGGTGTAATTAATATACCATTAAGAAATGTTGACGGTATGACATTGGATAGTACAGTCGCAAGTAAAGATGAATTATATGTTATAGTAAGATATAATGGAAGTCCAACTCCATTAACAAGTTTGAAAATAGAAAAATTCGCATAATTATACTATATGGCATTTGATACTCTTACAAAAGCAATAAGACTTTTAGTTGGAAGACGATACACCAGTACCGATCTTACCGATTCTCAAGAAGCATTTGCATCTACAATCCAAATAGGTTCTTCTGAAATTTGGTCTCAAACCAATCTAATACCTAGTGCAAGTCTTCCTTATTCATCAAGTGCAACTGCTGGTACTACAGTTACATCTGGTGTAATAAAATATTGGTATAAATGGCCTCTTACAGTCGCAAATAATACTGTTACTGGTAGTTCCGTTTGGTACTTTACTTCTCCAACAGGCAGTGTTGCTGGTATCGGAAGTCAATTGATTGATGTTGGACAACAAACCAATTTCATAAGTCCAAAGTATATAAGCGATTCAAACATCGTCAATCAAAGTGCAGATGCAGATAACAACGGTAATCCTCCAGGTTATAATATTGCATTGTTTACTTCTGCTAATGGTATAACATTCACTCCATTAAGTCCAAGTGCGTCATATCAATTTGATTATAAAAGCGGTATATTACAATTTACAACTACTACTGTACCATCTAATAGAATATATGCTACTGTATATCAGTATGTTGGTAGAATGTTATCAGATCCAAATGATATTATAGCATTAAGTATTACAGCAAGCAATATTAGTGCAAGTGGATATATTACTGCATCTAATGTATATGTAGATAATACTATTACAGCAGACACAGGTTCTTTTGTATATTTAAATCTGAATAATACAGGATCTGCACCTACAAATTATACATCATCAGGAATGCCTGGTGAAGTAAGATTTGACAATAACTTTATTTATATCTACACTAACGATGTATGGGTTAGAACACCTATTGTTAGATGGATAACTTAACCTTTTAATAACGACCTGTTTTCAACAATGGGTTTTTCTTCATTTGGAACACCCATTTTCATTTTAAGCATTCTTAATGCTGCTCTTGGATGCATTCGTCCACAATTAAACCCAATTATACCATACTTACGACAAAATGATTCCAATTCATTAATGTCTTGTTGTGGAAATTCTTGTATAGGTGGTAGATTTGTATCTTCACCTTGTTGTTTTCTACGAACCAAACTTTGAAAAATTGGATCGTTTAATGAAGTTGGAATTTCAGGAAAGTTCATGCATTTCTTGTAATTTAAGAAACTGGTGTCTACCTATATCAGCAACAACTTTATCTTTATTATACCAAGATGGTAATTTACCGCTGGATCGTTGTTGTTTAGTTAACTGTACATTTAAAAAATGATTTGCACCACTTGTAATATCTTTTAAAGAACCACTTTTTGCTTGATTAACTAAATCAAGTGCAATTTTAAATCTTGCATGACTCTTTTTTGAATCAATATATTTCTTGATTGAATCTGAATCTTTTTTATTGACCTTATTCCATCCACTAAATTGATATGGTTTTAAACATTGCATCGCTGCTTTTCGAACATCTCCATTAACACGATTCATAATTACATTTAAAACAGCTTGCATACCTTCGTAAGCATTCTTTTCTCCACCAGCTTCGTCTACTATTGTAGCAGCAATAACATCTTCAACTGTATATAGTTGTTTAACCTGCGAAACCGCAGTTGTTTCTGGTCTAGTTAATGTAGGATTTGCTTGAACATCTGGTGTACCAAACATAGTAGATGCGGCTAATGCAGCTGTTGCTAATTTCTTCTTCCAATCTTCTGTAATTTGATCTTCTTCATCTGGACTTAAATCTTTAATAGGTTTACCCTTACCAGTTGCAACTGATTTAATATTCTTTTCTTTTACAAAATTTTTAATTGCATCTAATACTATTGATTTTACCATAGGAATATTATCGTTTGAATTGCCATTCATAGAAAAGTCATGGTTTAACATATTGGATAAAAACAAGACATCATACATAACAACTGCTCTAATATAACCTTTTCTTATTGCATTATCATATGTATCAACTAAAGTTGCACCTACCAAAGATGGATCATTGTTTTTAATCCATCCTTCATGACTCAAACCTGCTTCAGCTACTGTACCACTTGGTGTAAACCAATATTTCTTTTCAGGGGGTGTTGTAGAACTAAATCTCAACATCCTTTTTTGTCTCTCTATGTCTTTATCTGTATAGTAATTTTCATCAAATTGTCTACCTTTTGAACCAAAATGATCCAAATGATGATAAACATCATCAAGATATTCACCTGCAAGATTCAATTTAGACTTTACCCAATCTTCTAATTGAGTAGTTGGTTGCAACATTGTTTGTAATTCTTTTGCGTCACTATTAAGTTGTTTTAACGCACCCATTGCCATACTACTATTTTGTTCTTTTAATAGTTCTTGAACTGCTTCTTTATAACATTCCTTGACTGATTTACTTTGTGTTTTTCCACCAGCTTGTCTTTTTCTACGAGCTGCACAATGTGCTTTTTGACTAAATCCTTTTGCGTTACTACAATCTATTGATTTTTTATATGTATTTGACCACTTTTCTTCAATATTTTGTGTACCCTTTTGTTTTTCTTCATTATAAAACTTAAGATAATCTCTTACAGTAGCTACATAATCACAAGCGTGATTCAACTTAGCTTTTACCCAATCTTCCAAGTTGTCATTTACAGTAAACATTGATTGTAGTTTTTCACTATAATCAATAATTTTAGTAATATCACTTTGAGCCATTTCAGCATTTTCATCAAGTACACCTTGAATACTAGATGATTTATGGGTTAACGCAGTATCTTTTAATGATACTAATTTTTCAGCAGTTTGTTTTTGTGCGGGGGTAAGATTCTGGAAACCATTACTTTCACCCAATCCGTGTAATATGGAATCAACACCGCTTTTGGTGATTAGTTTCAATCCAGCTTCACGAATTTTATCGGCTAATTTCTTACCTTTTAAAGATTTCTTGAAAGTGGCTAATTGTTGCAATTCATCAATTGCTTTTTTTGCGTAATTAGTGTATGTAGTATAGTCACTCATAAAATTATCTCCATCCTCCACCTTTAGATTTATATCGTTTTGCTGCCGCAGCATTAGCATAAGCACTGGGATATACATCAAATGTTCTTCTTGCCCATGATTTACAAGAAGACCATAATGCTGGATTAGTAGGTTTTGCACCTTTTTTCTTTTTCTTTTTCTTTGCTTCGTTTAAAGTAGGTTCTTCAATATCAATTTCAATAGTTTTATCAACTATTGGTAAACTTCTTCTACCATCTACTTGTCCATTTGGTGTACGTCCTATATTTCCGCCCATGTTATTGCTTGAAACACTATTGTTTCCAATTCTTGATTTGTCATTTAAACTTTGGTTTGGATCGCCTATTCCAGAATTTGTTGATGATTTAAATTCGTTAGCTAGACCAGCAGCAACCAATTTTGAATAATATTCAGGATCTTCTGTTAAATGATCCATTGCAATTTCGGTTGCAATTTTGTCGTCGTTGGTATGTTCCATTTCAACTTGAACACCAATTGACAATTCTTTGGTGTTTACATTACTAGGAGCAGTGATATCACCTACGCCACCAATAAGTGAATCGACACCCTCGGTTAAATGCTCATAAAATTCTTTATATGATACATCCCAATCATTGTGGTCAGTATCTGTCCATTTATCAAATTCGTTAAGTTTTTTCATTTTATCAATTTTGTTGAAAGTTTTACCGTCATCCCAATATGGGTCAATCATCCATCTTCTACCTTTCATTCTAGGATCACCGATTAATGGATCATTTGGTTCTTTTTTAGGCTTTTGGGAATCGTTTTTCATATTTCTTTTGAGCCATTTCTCTAATGATTTTAGCAATTTCTTTTTCTTGTGGTGTACGATAATCTACAACTTCTTGTTGTGGTGTAGCTTTTAAATTATATGGTTGTGATTTTGATTCTGGACTCATAAATGATGGTTTTGCGGGTAACTTGTCATCATCATCTATATTTAACATATGCAATTTACTGTAGTATTTGTTATCTTCTTTAAGATTTCTTACCACCAATTCTTTAGCCAAGTCTTTTCTTTTAAACACCATTTTCTTCAATTCATATTGTAAACCAGCTAAAACTTCATCTGGTGTTACCTTGTATTTGATATCTTGAATATCTTTTTGATATTGACCTGGATCATATGTTGATTTATTATCATAATCATCTGGTGGAGGTGTACTAATATCACTTGCAGAACCAGCTATAGTCGGAGCATATTTGAATGAACCAGGATTTTGGGATACATCAGGTGAACTATAAGTACCCAAACTAGAAGCACCGCCTAATCCTCCTTGTACAAAGGATTGTCCTGTGTACATTCTATCTCCCAAATCATTTTCATTTATAGTATTTGACATAACTATAAATATAAGAAAACAACAGTTAATGTTTATTATTTTAATCTAGAATCTATTTTAGATATTATTATATAAAAATATCATACTATCATAAGTAGTTACATAATGAAATGAGTATAAATGACTCATATCATTTATATTATTTAATTTTGAATAATCACGACAACAGTTATCTTTATTTACTAATTTAATGTTATTATTTCTAAAATTAAATCCCATACTTACATCAGTATATCCAAATTTAAAATTTTTAAAATTAATTTGTTTTACAGTTTTGCTGCTTATAAAAAATCCCGTGCCGCCGGCTATGTAAGAAAAGTCTGATGGTACATCTTTATGTTTAAATATTGGATTATCTGTGTTATTATTTTTATTTAGAATATAACCGTAAACATTATCTTCATCAAAATCTTTAATCATTGTAAATACAAGTTTGTAATTAACAAAAGTATCATCATCAACAAAATACATCCATTTATATAAATCTAAAATATATTCATTATTCTTTTTTATATTTTTTAATGAATTTAAAATATTAATACCTTTTTCCTCATTACTGGTATAACAATCATCATCAGATACTTTTATAATATTGTTATCTGCATCATAATGATCTGAATAATATAAATGATCCATATGTTTTGCCCATGTATTTTTAACTGAAAGTATTCTTTCTTGATTTTTATGGGTAGTTGATATTAAAACAAATAACATATTATCATACATATATATAAATTAATTATATTATTTTTGTTTATATGAAATATTTTATTAATTACGCTGATAAGTTTTATTTTGAAAGTCAACAATTAGCATTAAATTCCGCTAAAGATTTTGGATTTAATTGTCAATCATATTCAAAAAATGACATTGATAATGATTTTATTGAAAAAAATAAAATCATTATAGATAGTCCGAGAGGGGTTGGATATTGGTTATGGAAACCATATTTAATTCTTAAAAAATTAAATGAAATAGACTATGGAGAATATCTTGTTTATATGGATTCCGGTGCTAATTTTATTAAACCGGCAGATGATTTATTAGAAAAAATTGATAACAAGGGTATATTGGCTTTTCAACTTAAAAATAATAAAAATAATAAATGGATAAAAGGAGATTGTTTTTTTGCAATAAATTCTATTAATGATGTATATAAATTTAAAGATGATGAACAAATATTAGCATCATTTATTTTTTTCAGAAAAACTGATTTCTGTGTAAATTTTGTTAAAAAGTGGTTATATTACGCAGAACAAAAAAACGTAATTATGGATTTACCAAACGTATTTTTTCCAAATTGCAATGAATTTATTGATCATAGACATGATCAAGCTATATTTTCATTGTTATGTTATAATTATAATATAACATGTATGCCAGATATATCACAATACGGATTAATATATGATAATATATCAACAGATAGTGTTAGAATAAATCATCATAGGAATTCTTAAATAGTTTATTTACTAATTATTTAATATTTGTTCAGTTATATACTCTAAATTTTTAGTAATTTTAAATTGAGGATAATCATTTTTTAATTTTGTTAAATCACTATAATAACAAATATGATCTCCTTTTCTATTTTCATCTACATATTCACAATTAAATTTTTTTCTGCCTATATGTTCCAACATTGATATACATTCTATGATTGAACATGAATTAGATTTACTTCCGCCTATATTATAAACAGCAGCAATTTGTGGATTGTTGATAAACAATTGCATGAAATTAACAACATCAGATGAATGTATATTATCACGTACTTGTTTTCCTTTATAACCATATATTTTGTATACGTTATCTGATTTATAACATTTAATCATGTAATTTAAAAATCCATGTAATTCTACACCACTATGATTTTCACCAGTAAGACACCCACCACGTAAACAAACGGTTGGAATTTTAAAATATCTACCATATTCTTGCACCAAAATATCAGCTGCAACTTTTGATGCTCCAAATAATGAATGTGTTGAATGATCTATTGATAACATTTCAGAAATACCATTATTAAAGTTAACATCATCATAGTCATATCTAGTGTTCAATTCTTTCAATTTAATTTCATTTGGTCTATCACCATATACTTTATTAGTTGACATGTGAATAAACACGCAATCTTTATTAGTTTGTCTAGTTGATTCTAATAAATGTAACGTTCCATTAGCATTTATTTCAAAATCTTCAAATGGTATAGATGATGATTTATCATGACTTGGTTGTGCTGCAGTGTGAATGACTACATCAAATTTAATTGTTTTAAACAGGTTATTGACTTCCTGTTTATTACGTATATCAATAAAATAATTTATAAAATTAGAATATGTATTTATTAGAACATTAAGTCTATTTAAAGTGCTTCCTTTTTCACCAAAAAATATTTGACGTTGATTATTTTCAATGCCATAAATTTTATGACCTTGTGTTGCAAAATAATTAACTGCTTCAGAACCAATCAATCCTCCTGCACCTGTAATTAATAGTGTCTTCATAAAAAATTATTAATATAAATATCATCACATCCTAAAGAGGTAACTTTTCTAAAGTTGTTTGATAATAACAATTCATACACATCATTACTTTTATAGTTATTTTCTACAGATATAGATTTAATTTTAATGTTTTTAAAATCAATTGTTTTTAAAATACAATATTCAGCTCCTTCAACATCTAAACTTAGATAATCAATTTTATTACATTGATATTTTTTTATTATATCTTGAAAAGTAATTGTTTGAACTTCTATAATTTCTACAGATTTACCATGTGTAAGTAATTCATTAAAAATTCTATTTAAATGTTCAGGTTTTTGTTCACATAATAGTCCGCTTAATCCTTTTATGTATCCATTACATGATAAAAATTTAAATATGCCTGCTTCTTTATATATGGCTACATTTTCCACAGAAGATTTTCTCTTATTTTTTAAATTTTCAAATTCTTGTTTTCTTGGTTCAATTAATATTCCATTCCAACCCAAATCTTCAAAGAAAAAAGTGTTATTTTGATATTCAGGTTCAGAAGCCCCAATATCTATAAAAAATCCATCTGTTACGTTTTTAAAAAAATTTTCGTATAAAAATTGGTCTTGTTTATATTGACTTTTATATTTCATTTAAATAATTTTCTTTTATATATTTCCAGGGATACAAAAATGGTTCAGCTTTAATAAAATTTTCTTTTATTACTTCAATTCTATCATTATAGTATTTAACATCTATATAAGATAAAATATCAATTAATTCTTCTGGTTCTGTAAATAAAATTATTCCGTCTTTATTAAAATAATTAATAATTTCAGAATCTCCTTTGTAAATTGGTATAGTTCCTGTTCTAAAACAATCTAATATTTTTTCTGTAAAGTATCCTTTTACAAAACAATTTTCTACTGCAATAGAATATCTGTAATCCTTATGCCATTTAAGTTTTTGTTCAACAGGATCTCCATATTTATAACCATCTAACAGTTTTTTTGTCATTTCAAAACACTTATGCCTAAAATGATGACCGTCAGTCCACAGTTTAGATGAACAAACTATACTTGAATTTTTATTTTTTTCATATATTTTTTGTTCATTCAAAGGAATAAAATAAGAACCCCAAGGATACCAAAATCCATTTGGTATAGAATTACAAAAATCTCTATTATGTGAAAAAACTTTTTTAAATTTAGTATTTTCTTTTATGGCTAGTTGATATATGTGAGGTTGAATTACTTCTGGTTCCGTAATCCATAAGTAAATATTTTTTGATTTAAGTTGATTTAAATAATTTAAAGCAGCTTTATCAGTAATGACAATATTTTCACTATTATTTAGTTCTTGTATTTCAAATGTGTGTTTAAAACAATAATTTAAATCTAACAACTCCGCTTCTTTTTGAAAATTAACCGGATTTAAATTTGCTTCAAAATCAAAAAATAATATTTCTTTCATTTTATAAAATATCTACAATATTAAACTTTTTCAAGTGGATTTAAATTCATCAATAGAATGATTATTTTTTATAAATAAATCATAATTTTCTAAAGATGGTTTTGTTACGGTTTCAGTAAAAATGCCTGTTTGATAAAAAAATGGTCTTGATAAACCATAGATATTATACTTATATTGTTCTTGTGATGTGTAATAATCAATGCCCATTCCATTTGGTTGACATATGACGGGATACATTTTACCAATTTCCTTTAAAGAATTCAAATATTTGTCTGTTAAAAACAAAACCGCATGAAAACTAGTCATACAATTTAATTTAAAATATGAATCATTATATTTTTCCAATTCAAAATTATAAAGCTTAGATTCTCCATTTTTAACACCCCACAATGAAGTTCCTAAATATATAGCATCAGAATCATCAGGGACATCAATATTTAACTTAAAATCTTCAGTTATAAAACAATCATCTTCTAATACTAATGCGGGTAATTTTATTTTATTCCACAATTTAATAAGTGATATGTCACATCCAATAGGATGTGTTAAACAAATACCATAAAAAATTTCAAATGACAATTTATTTTCAAGTTGTGATGTTAATTGAGTCAATCTTTCTACATTTTGTGGTATTGTAAGTATATAAACATTTATATTTTTTAAATCTATTTTCATATTAACAATCACAATGTCTTATCTCAAATTTAATACAACCATATATATTAAACCCGAGTTTTTTTGCATTTTCAGAAAAACTAACTCCTTCTAATTTACAAGGAATTACATTTCCGCATAAGTCCGTGTATTCATTATCTACAAATAAATATCTTAATCCACTATCAAACACTTTATGATTGATAAATGCTGCACATTCACATCTTTCTAATTCTATTATTTCTTCATTTGGAAATATATGAATAAGTTCACACAATCTAGTTACTTTACTATTTAAATTTGTATAAGACGCACAATCATGATATCCGTATGTGTTATGTGTATATAAAGGCATTACAATATCTTTATTAAGTGATAATAAATATTCTATTGAATTTTCTTGAAAATTTTCTACATCTATATCTAACCACCACAAATAATCATTATTTTTTAAATAATTATTCACGATGAAATTTCTCAAAATAACCAAATTTTTTATTCGTTGTTTGCTATATTCACTTTCATATCGACACTCATGTTTCAGTAAAAATCCTAAATCTAATTTTAAGATAGTAACATCTTTATATTCATGTATAGGTATTTTCTTACTTATAATTTCATTTAATATACTCCAAGTATCATCTTCACTATCATTTTCTATAAAACATAATGATATATTTTCTTTTGGGTATGATAAATTATTAAGTTTATTTAAAAAATTATCTAAAAATTTAGCTCCATTTTTTACTGGGGTTCCAATTAATATAGATTTATTATTCATAATGCCCAACTTTTTGTCCAATGATGTACAGAATATGATTCTGGTGAAGTTATATTAAAATCCTCATTTCTTCTTTCCATTTCATACCAAGCATATGGATAGAAATATTTAATATCATAAAATTTATATAATGGATTACTTAAATGTGGATTTAAATATTGTGTAAAAAATTCCGGTCCAGTTATTTTCCATATTTCACTACTTACCTTATCATTATAAGTAAATTTTTTAATATTTTCTAACATACTGTTAATATAAAAACTTATAAGATCTTCTTGTGGTTTAGATCCCATTATACCTATTGCAATTTCATTATTAGGTTGATATCCAGAAAAAAAATTGTAATTGATCATTTCATCTGGCATTCTTTTTAATGGTTCAGTGTCCACATCAACATATATTCCTCCAAATTTTTCTAATATTTTAAATCTTAATAAATCTGCCTTTAACGCAATATTACAATCACTATAATAATATTTCTTAATATCATCAGTTATAATATTTGATGATTCAACCAATTCATTATTCCAAAAAATGAAATTATAATCCGGATATAAAAGTCTCCATTTTGTTAAAAAATTAATATAATCAGAAGGAAACTGTTTTGTACCAATCCATATGTGATGTATAAATTTAGGTATCATATATAATTAGAATCTAATGTAAGTGAATTAAAAATATTATCTTTATCAATTGATATATCAGTTGAAGTTTGTTTTAGTAAACTTACTTGATCAATCAATGGATGCATAAACACATAATGTTTCAATATTTTTAGTGTTTTCTTTTGTATCTGTATATCAACTGCTGCCCAAGCTTGATGATTAGTTTCAAGTAAAACTGGTATACTTGATTTTTTAATCATATAAGCATGCGTACACATAGGAGAATGTGTAGTTGTAATAATATTATCAGATATCTTTATTTGATAATCTTCCGGCGGCAAACAACAATGACCAACAAAAACATACTGCCAATCATCTGGAAGTTGACTTTTAAATTCTAAAAATCTTTCTTGAAAATTTTCACATAAAAATGCATCATCTTCTAATATAAGAATTTCTTCATACGGTAAATGCCATAGTGTTTGCCATAACATATAATGAGATAGTAAACATCCAATTCTACCTTGTTTTATAAAATAGTCAGGTCCGTCTGGATTATCATCTTTATATGGTATTGTAGTTCTTAATCCAAATTTTGCACCATTAATACCATCAAAAAATTCAACTTCTAATCCATGTTGTTTAAAATGTTGTTCCGCATACTCTCTTCTTTTAGGAGTATCTTTCAACGTCAAACAAAATATTTTTGGTAAATTAGTCATTCTTTTATATATAAGAGCATATTAGTATGTGTACCTTTAATATTTTTATTAATTTTAAATCCATCAATATTTACATCTTTATCATTAAATACAATCAAAAATTTACTTTTTATTTTATTTAATATATTTAAATCACATTGATAATTAATAACCAATAAATCACATTCATTATTTTCAATTTGTTTAGAATTTAGTAATTGTAAATTAGTTTTATTTTTTAATAAATAATTAAAATGATAACAATAATCATGACATAAATCAAATTCATCATCATATGATATTAATCGTTTTGGTTCTAACATCAAAAGCAATCTAGACATATATGTTCTCTGCGTTTTATATTCAATTATAGAATCAAATTTAAATTCTTTTAATTCTAAAATATCATCAACAAATTCATTTAACCAATTATATTCATTTGTAAAACTTAAATCTTTAATTTTATTTTTTAAATACTGTATTTCAAAATCTTTAATATCAATTTCACTTTGATCTACACAGTAGGTATGTGTATTTTCATGTAAATTACCAGTATCCACAAGTTTATTTTTCCATTTATAATTATGATAGTAATAATTTCTATTTTTAAAATCAGAATATTTTGGTGCAATTAAAATTTCTCCGGTCCCTCTTCTATTACCAACAACTTCAGTTTCTTCACAATTATTGATACATCTTAATGAAGGATAACTTGTACAATTATGTGTTATATTTGTAGAACTTAATTTTCTAATTCGTTCAACAAGATCAGAATCTTCATTATAACATGGCCATATATGTTCATCTAAATAACCAACTGAATTAAACCATTCACTGGAAGCAATAAAGCATGCCCAATGATTAACCCAGATTAAATGATTAAGATTTTTAATTTTTTCATCTCTAAATTTATTTGTAATGTTTTGTAAAGAATTTTTATCAATAAAATAATTGTCATCACACATTAATAAAATAATATTATTTTTGTTCAATTTTAAAATTTGGTTTGTTCCTCTACAAGTACCAAAATTATAAGAATTTTTAATTATATTAATAGGAATATTTATTTGTTTTTTTAATTTATATCCATCTCCATTATCAGATATGTATATTTCTTTAGGCCACACTGTTTGTCTTTCTATATCATCTATTAATTGATCTAGATAATCATATCTATTGTATGTGATTATTCCTATAATAAAGTTTTCCGTAATATTCATATGGATTTTATAAAAAAAATGTATTTTAAAGTATTAATGTCAAAATGCTCATCTACAAAGATTAACTCATTTGACTTTAGTTTCATACCTACAACTGTATATTTTTTGAATTTTAAAATATTTTTTATATTGTTGTAATCTGTGGTATTATCAATATCTAATTCTTTATGTAATTCAATAAAAATATTTGGATACTTTTCTATCATTTTGTTTGCACCTTTTAATGATGACAATTCTTCTCCTTCAATATCTATTTTTATGGTATCAGGATTAAATTCTATAAATTGATCTATTATTTTTGATGAATTTATTATACATTCTTCAAATTCATAATTATTTTTTATGTACTTTTGTTGTGCATGTGATAGATGTCCTTGTTTATTTGAATTGCTAATGAATGATGTATCAACAATTATATTATCTATGTTATTTTCTAAAATATTCAATTCAATTGTTAAATAATTTTGAGGAAATGGTTCAACAGAAATAACATTTCTAAAATATTTAGAAAATGACATTGCATAAAATCCCTGGTGTGCTCCTAGATCTAAAATTTTTTTATTTTTTATAAATAAATGATTGCTTTTCTTAAATAATGTAATGATTTTATTGTCAAAATCATTTGAATTATTCACAATATATTCAATTGATTTTTTATCATTTAAATAACTAAACAAAACAATATATACAATTTCGTGACTATAAAAATATTGAATTCCATTTCTTTCACTATCAGTTAAATCATACCATATTTGCCCATTTTTATTTGTAATATAAAAAATAAAATCATTATTTGGTAATCCTCCATTTGTTCTTACTTTATATATTACATCAAATGTTTTTTGAATATCATGCGTAATATTTAATGTTTTTAATTCTTCTATTTTATCTTTTATCTTATCATTCATATTTTAATAATTCCCGTATTTTCATCATTTAATCCAAAACTAACAACAAATTTACCATCTTTTTCAATTGCACCACAAGGAAATATTACTAAAGGACTAATATTCTGTAAAACACGTTCATCAATTTCATTTCCATACAATATTGGTTCATTTGAAATTTTAACAATCTTAAATGGTGGAACACTTTCAAATTTATAGTATCCCATAAAGTATTGTCTCTTTGGATGTTTCCACGGTAAACTGCTATGGAAAAAATTGTGATAATATCCATCTTTTAATATAGGATTACTTCCCATTCTACATTCACCAAAATCCCAAATCTCACTAATATCTTGAAAATGTTTATATTCTGTTACTACTTTTTTTGTAATTAAATCCACTTCAAGAACCACATGCGGATTCATTCTATATACTATCATCAAATTTCCGTTATGTATGAAGAAAGTCCAATTTTTTTGATGCTTCTTATTCTCATCTATACTTTTTCCATTTCCATCATATTCAATATGTATGTTATCAATATGATTGAAATTTTCATCAAATACTAATATTTTTTGATGTATAAATTTTACTTTATTAAATTGATAATTAGCACATCCAACATAATATTTGTTATCGTGAAATAATACTCTAGGATCTTCATACTGTTCATCGTCAATTTCATCTATAATTTTTAAATTTAAATCTTTAACTACATTATAGTTATCATCCAATTCATATAACTTTAAAGTATTTTTAAACTTTTTAAGTCCTATCAATATAGACTCTCTTGTCATTAATAATAATTTATTATCATAACCTTTAAAAATACAAGAGTTAAAATAAAAGTTTTTATCGGTATAGGGTAAATCTACAATCTTTACATCATTAGATTGTTTAAAAATACTATCTTGTAGTTTAGATGATATATATCCATGTAAATTTTTTTCAATTATATTGTAGATATATTTATCAATATGATATATGTCTTTAATAGAAAATGTTTTAAATGTATTATCAAAATAATTTACTTTAACATTAAATAATTTAAATGACAATTCTCTTTCATCTTCTAACTCTGGCTTTATTTTTTTAGGAACGAAATATGATTGATAAGTTTCAATTTTAGAACCCTCTAATGTAACTCTATTAATTCCATTGTTAACTAATTTTCTCTTACCATTTATTTCAATAAATGTTTCTTTACCAATGGATTCAAATTCCAATTCAATTGATTTTATTGAAGGATGATATATATAAAATTCACTTGACTTACCCATCCATCTAAATGGCACTTTATCATCATATTCTATATCGTGGAATCCTTTTCCAATTGATATATGATATCTTTCATAGAATGTTTCATTTTTTCCAAAAAATGCACAATTTAACAATTTACTGGCGTGTTTTTTATCTGCTATAGCCCATTTATATGTGTCGTCTAATTTAAATTGGAAAAAAACACTTTCATTTTTATCTAATGAATTAAGTTTATAATCAACTAAACCATCATAATCTTTACCTAGATATTCTGTATGTCCACCATAACCAGTAATAATTATCTTTTTATCATTGTTAAATGCATCAAATGCACCTAAACAAAATCCTTCAGTCTTAGTTAAATGAACATAACAATCACCAATTTCATGCAATGACTTAATTTCATCGTAATTTAAATTTTCTTTAATATAAATTATAGGAGCATGATCATACTTATCTGTAATTTTTACTATTTCAAGAAAACATTTTTGTTGTTCTTCTTTACTATAATTCAATTTGAATGTTTTAACAAATAGTATAACTTTATCTTTAGATGTGAATGTATTACAAAAGGCATCAATTGTTTCAATGATACCTTTTCTATTAATCATTTGACCTATACAATAAAATTTATAATATTTATTGAAATTTAAATCCGAAAGATTTTCATCTTTTGACACAACTAAACTTTTTTTGAATAGTGTTGTTAGACCGACATTTTTGTGTGGATAATCTACATAAATATGCGGTTCAACTATAATAGGTTTGATTACGCCATTTTTAATAAAACATTGTTTGTTCCATTCAGTGGGAACACTAACAATATCAACTATACTAGTATTAATATCATCCACCCATGCAGGTAACAATTTTTCAAATTCCCATACTGTTCTTCCAATAACAAGCTTACCTTCCAAATTGATATTAGGAGTATTTTTAATTACTACTGTCCATATATCAGGAGTAGAATGTACAATAATTGTATTGTAATCAATATCTATTGATGTGTTTGAGTCTAAATATTGATGAAATCTATCATTTTCATTTACTTCATCACTACAATTAAAATATTGAGTTTTTACTGGTATCTTTTTACCAATATAATCGTAGATATATCCTTTAGCAGCATTTGCATATCCGCTAGTACCATTCTGACAAATATACAGTATAGATTTATCTTTATATGAAAATGTATTATCCATTATAACATTATTCTTTCTGAAGATATAACTATGTAGTATATTAAATTTGTCAGTAGAAACCATTATTTTAAATCTTTAAGTAACTTTGCAATACAAGCCATAAAAGTAATCTCACGATTTACAACCATTGCACTTTGATATATATATTCCGCCAAAGTTAAAATTACAAGTGTTTGTTTATTATTTGAATATTCATCCACCTTATCAAACAACACTTCATAAATCTCTTCATAATGTTTGATATCACTATCAGCAACTAATTGCCTAATATCATTAAAAGCAGTTGAACTACGAATCTTCAATAATTCAACGATCTTATTCTTAACATCAACATTGGTGCTGTTCAATTCACTAATTTTAATTTTATTATCAATAACACTCTGTTGACTGTAATTAAGAATCTTACGAATATCTGGATAGTATGTGTTAACAATATATCCCAAATCTTCTGGTGTGTATTGTACAGTTTCTTTGTCTAAAATAGTTTTTAGATGTACTGCTACTTCTTTCTTACTCAATGGTTCAATCTTATATGTCTGACAACGGGAAACTAGAGCAGGAATAATCTTTTCCACATAGTTACAAGTCAAAATAAATCGTGTAGTCAAACTATAGGTTTCCATCATATTACGAAGAGCCGCTTGAGCTTCCGGACTCAAGAAGTCAGCTTCGTCAAGAATAATAACTTTAATCTTTCTAAACCCAACACTACTAGCAAAACTCTTAATCTTGGTTCTTACATTATCTACACTGTTTTCATCTGATGCATTGATATACATCACATCACAATCAATGTTCTTTGTAATTGTCTTAGCCAAGGTTGTTTTACCAGTACCAGCAGTACCATAAAACAACAAATGTGGAATATCGTGTTTTTCAATATAACTCTTTACAGTATCCTTTAACTGTTGATTTCCAATATAATTTTCCAATGTGTTGGGACGATACTTCTCAACCCACAGATAATGTTGCGTTTCAGTCTGTTTAATTTCTTCAAATTCAATAAAACCCATATCTTTAATAGTTTACCACAAAAAATGCAAATGTCAACCCACAAAAAAACCCCGTATACTTTACAATATACGGGGTCACATTCATTAATAATAATTAATCAATACTCTTGACTTCAACGAGGTAATATTCAGCAGTAATGTCACCACATACGAATTCAACACTTGCCAATCCAGCTTCACTTACCTTCAAGTGAGCATTGGTACAATCCCTATTAGCAAGAAGAATTTCCTTTAGATGATTTGCATTGAAGTTAATGTTCTTGGTAACAGTATCTTTACCTTCAACAGCATTTACTGCCAATTTAATACGATTACTATTGATACTTGAATAACCAATGATCATTTCTAACTTACCTTTCTTATTCATCATCAACGTAAATGTATCTACATCAGCCAATGCACCTTTAGATGATACAAACTTAGAAATAAATTCAGCATCCAACGGAATTTCAACCGTAAACGGTGGAATTTTCTTAAGTGGAGGAGCTGATGGAATTACACTCAAGTCTGCAATAACATACTGTACATCAGTACTTTCGTCACTGAATACTACACTAGTAATCTTATCACCAACTTTATTATATTCTGTCTTGATTTCATCTTTCAATACACCAAGAAGTTTAACCAGCTTTGATGTATCGTTGATACCCAATTCACCATCTTCTAAATCACTGAAGTTGTTGAGGGTTACCTTCAATAGAACATTCTTATCCTCTGTAATTGCGTTTGTAATCAATTGTTTGTTTGATGTATTCGCAACCCACTTTACGGATTCGACTGTTCCACCTAGATAATACTTATTAATGAATGTTTTTAATGTTTCTTTTGTCATAACTTTTTTAATATACCACTGTTTTTTTGTTTTGTCTATTTTTTATTTTGATTCAAAGTCAAAAAATTGTTTAGCTGTATCTGTACAATCGTCCGGCAAAATTATGCAGGGAGTTCCGTCAACTTTAAATAAATCATTTGGTGAAATATAAAAACATCCTATCTTATAGTCTGCATATGCTACACTTCTCATTTGATAATATACTTTTGCATCAAAATCGGTTGTTCTAAATTCAATATAATATACTTTTGGATCACTTAATCTATATAATTGACTGTTTGGTATATACAATCTATTGCAAAAGATTTGATTTTTATTAAATTCCACATATGGTCCCCGTTGTCCTATAACCACTCTGTTATAACCATTAGAAATAACAAAATTTGGAGCAGTTAGAAACAAAGGGATATTCAATCCACTCTCTAATGGAATGGTTAACATTTCTTTATATTTACTCATAATAATTAAAATCCGAAAAACTCACTAGCTTTAGCATCATTTTCATTAGGATAATCCCAACCAAGAACTTTATAAAAGTCTTCCAATTTACTCTTTAGTTCTTGTTCATACATTGCTTCACGATCAACATACTTCAAAATGAAATCCATGATTTCATCTGGATCAGTACCATCAGCTTTCATAGCCAACCCTTCAATACCATATTCATTCTGTTTCATGTATACCCATTTGATTTTTTGACCATGTAGAATCTTAGGAATAACTTTAATCAAATTCCATTTAACCAATAAATCATTGTAAGCCAATGCTGCTTTAGCTTGTGCTGGTGTACCACTTACAAACTTAAATGCTTGTCGTTTATTACTATCATATACTTTGGTTTTATCTAGACTACTAAACTTGACGCTTGTGTTCTTAGCAATATCAATAACATTCAATGTTTTGATACTATCTTTAAAGTCTAGAATGTTCTTATCAATAGTCTCTTTATCCACCTTTTTAAGTAAGTCAATCAAGAAACCATGCATGAATGACCTGAATTTAGCTGGAAATGATGTTCGTACAACGTCAATGCCTTTTACTTCCAATTCATCACATACTACACCACCTTTATTGATAATGAATTGACAATAACGTTTCTTAGCCAACCAAAATGATGTCTTTGCAATAACTTCTTGTTTTGCATCAAAACGATGATTTTGAACATTAAACATACGGTCTGCCATAATATCAAACATCTTGTTTACATAGATTTGAGATTCTTCAGTTACTTTTAAAATAGCGTCCGTCATTTGTTTTTCATCATTCAAATCTATATCAGGCATAGTTTTCTTGATGATAGGTAAAGCACTAGCAAAACATGAATCGGTATCTACATATATAACATAGTCTTTATTATCAGATTCATTCAATGTTTTCTTGAAATATTGATTCATTGATTTTTCTGCTGTCTTGATAATATCTTGACCTGTTAATGTTACCGCTGCGGCATTGTCCTTATCATAAAAACGGAACACAGGTAGACCCAAACAACCGTAAATACTGTTAAGCAAAATCTTTTGAATCTTTTGTCTGTTATCATAAAATTCATATAACTCCCATTCTTTTGCATCTGCGTGTTTCTTAGCTAACTTTCTTAAATTTTTACGTTCATTGAACCACTTCACTAGAATACTAGGAACAGTTCCCATTTCACCATTTAGATCTGGTTTCTTATAAAGAACACCATTACTAGCAACACTCAAATTGCTTTCCGTCAACATTGCTTTAAAATCTGCGGGAGTATATGGATTTCCTGAAATGTATAAATTATTGGTTCCGTTCTTTACATATTCTTCAACATTCCAATTGTCAACTTTTCCTACTTTAGTCTCTGGACTGATATTAAGACTGATGATGATATTCGGATACATTGATGTAAGATCCAAATCAAACACCCATTCATAACGACCGGGAATAGGATCTTTAACATAAGCACCTTCAAAACCTTCTTCATTTTGTTCCAATTGGTTTTCATATTCAGCTCGTCCTTCCAATGACTTGTTAGGAGCAACCTGTTTCTTTCTACGTAGATAAATAAGAATAGCACCTTCCAAAAACCTAGAACTCATACCGAAATTCTCATAACCTACATGACCAGTATGACATATACCCCTAGCCAAATCAATAAACTGAAGTTTCTTATCAAGAGCAACAACAATCTTTACGTCATTTAAGTTATATTCAATGTATTTGCTAATATCTTCTTTAAACAAATCATTCAAACTACCTTTGTAACTGATCTTTTCAATATTAACAACTTTCTTACCAATAGCACCTAGAGCATAACTAGGTTCATTTTTACCACTGAACTTCTTGTATAGAATCATATAATCCAAACAAGATACACCAGCAATAGTCATACGTTCCAAGAACTTGTTAAAATAACAAATACCAATCGGACTCAAACGGTTTGCATTGGTTTCACCTACAACACGTTTTGCACGGTTATATAAGTAAATCATATCAAAGTTATCAATGTTCCAACCAGTAACAATGGTAGGTTGAATTTCTTCCCACTTAGTAAAGAAATGCATCAACAATGATTCTTCATTATCAAATGATTTGATTTCAACATTATCATTAACACTGTCTTGAATCTTCCGTTCCAAATCCAAAATGAATACGGTGTATTTCTGTGTTAAATCATCATAAATAGCAATAGCAGTAATTTCTTTATCACCTTCTTTAATGACGGGAAATCCGCCTTCGGTACTAACCTCAATGTCGATGGTTACTACACGGTGACCTTTTGATGGTTCATCACTGTCTTCATAACCGTCAATTAGAATACGAGTTTCTATTGGAACATCACTTTCAAATAGTGACGGATCTCTTGGATTAAAATTATGAATTTTTTCAAGTTTATCACCGTAAATTGATCGATGAGTTCCATTTGGACTTTTTCTATATGCATAATTTCTAAATGGAAATTTAACATATGGAGGATTACCTGTACTTTCATCATCCCACAAGTGGACTACATTTTCTTTTTTATCTACAAATATGTTTTTATACACGATTAATAACTTAACTTACTTTTTAGTGAACTGTATAATTCAATATATTCTGGTTTGACATATTTGTCAAATTGAATCACTCTATCTTTAAGTTTATTTTCTTTTATAAACGGAAAAAGTGTTGGTTCCAATTCTTGACCAGTTAATACAGGAGGATTTCCCATATTAACTATACCCCAAAGCATTGTAACTTCATCTTCCGATAACGATTGTAACTGGTCTAATGTCATTTTAGTTTGATGCCAAATATATTGGTACTATAACTAACAAACAAAACATTGTCAAGTTTATTTTTTAATTTTTCCAATTCTTTTGTGTGAATTTCTTTTTCAACATCATCTACTTCTTTGACGCTGAAACTATTTCCGGTGCTGATACCCACATTGCTTCTTGGACTTAAATTAACTTGTGGTGTAATAACCAAATAGTCACCTTCTTTTAATTGTTTCTTTTTGCTGGATTTACCATCCAATACCAGAATTGTACCTTCTACTACATATACATGCGTATATTTTGTACCAGATTTAGCAAAGAATTTACATTTACCAATGTTAATGAATCCCATAGCTGTACCGATATTGTATACATTTGTAGTTGCATTAACGCAATAAATTTCACCGTCAAATGTAAAATTAAACAAACTGTCTTTTACTTTAACGATATCTGGCAATTTGAAATCGTTTTCATATACTATTTGTGTTTGACTAAAATACACAGATGTATTTTCCAATTGGTTTACCGCAATTTTATGGGGAAATACATAATTGGCATAATCGTTGGTTTTGGTAGTGATAGACAAACCATTTGATAGTGTGAATGTTTTGCCACTGGTGGTTGATAATAAGTTTAATTTGTTATCAATGACTTCGGATAGTTCCGTCTTTTCGTTTGCGTCATACAAAAATAATTCGTTGGCAAACAAGGACATACAGCTTAGTAGAATAATTATAATTTTGTTCATATGGGATAAATAGTTGTTATAAATTGACTTATATTAATTATAGTGTAAAGTATACAAATGGAATTACAAGAAATAAAAAAGAAAAGAGTGAGTTTTAGCCAATATTCAATGTGGATGAAGTGTCCATACAGTTGGAAACTTAACTATCTGGAAGGTAAACGAATCTATGATGCCAGTTTAAATATCTTCTTTGGTACTGCTATTCATCATTCTGTTCAAACTTTCTTGCAATCATTGTATACTGAATCTGTTGAAAAAGCAGATAGTATCAATTTGTTTGAATTATTCAAAGTTAAGTTTGAAGAAGAAATCCAGAAAGAAAAAAATAAACCAGGATCTAAGTTCACTTATACAGATGATGAATATACTGAATTTGTATTTGACGGAGAAGATATCTTAAAGACATTTCTAAGTTCAAAGAATCGTATCAAATACTTTCCGTCACAAAAATATGAATTTATTGGTATTGAAGTACCACTGGATATGTCTATTAAAAACAATGTAGATTTCATTGCATATCTAGACTTGGTTCTTAAAGATAAAGAAACTGGTAAGTATAAGATTTACGACTTTAAAACTAGCTCCAACGGATGGAATAAGTATCAAAAGGAAGATCCAGCGAAGTTCAGTCAGATCTTACTGTATAAAGCATTTTATGCGAAGAAGTTCGCTGTAGATTTGAACATGATAGAAGTGGAATTCTTCATCTTGAAGAGAAAACTATATGAAAATGTAGATTTCCCACAAAGTCGTATTCAAATCTTTGAACCAATGCATAATAAACAAGCAGTAATATCCACTATCAATGATTTTGGTACATTCGTCACTGAATGTTTTACTACAGAAGGAACTTATAATGTTAATGGTTCGTATCCAAAGATTCCTGGCAAAGCTAAAAAGAACTGTAAATACTGTTCACATCACAAAGTAAATTGCAACGGTAAAGAAGATAAATTATTAAATTAAAATTAATATATATGTAATTGTACATATACATATATGTTATATGAAATATGATAGTATAACAACAATAAAAGTAAACAAACAGTTATACGATTCATTTAAAATTGATAACATCAAAAGTAAGTTTAATTTACAAGATTTGGTAAGTCGTTCAATGTATTTGTATATGAACGACAAAGAATTTAGAGATAAACTTTATAATTTTATATTACCATTATTAAGTGAAGCGTCACAACAAACCGTTTTAAACATTTCAGGATCTAAAAAAGTATGAGCAAAAAGAAAATTCTATTATTGTCTGATGATTTGCGTATGCATAGTGGTATTGCTACTATGTCCAGAGAATTAGTCTTGGGTACAATTCATCATTATGATTGGGTACAAATTGCAGGAGCAATCAAACATCCGGAAGCAAATAAAGTTGTTGATTTAAGTCAAGCAACAAGAGATATGACAAAAGTACCAGATGCGTATGTTAAATTATATCCAGTAGATGGTTATGGCAGTGACCAAATGTTATTTGCAGTAATGCAAGCGGAAAAACCAGATGCGATCATGCATTTTACAGATCCTAGATTCTGGGGATGGTTATACGCAATTGAAAAACAAGTTCGTTCAAAGATTCCACTAACATATCTTCATATCTGGGATGATTTGCCATACCCAATGTGGAATAAACCATTCTATCAGAGTTGTGATGCATTGTTTGCTATTAGTAAACAATCAAATAATATTGCCAAACATGTATTGGGAGCAGAAAACTGTTTCTCATTAGAAGATGTAAACAATCAACCAATTTAATATAAAGTTATGCCATTTAAAAATAAAAAACATTTGTTACATTTAGTTCCACACGGTATCAACAGTGATGTATTTAGACCATTGAGTTCTACCGAAAAACTTGTAAAAGACAAAAAGAAACAACTATTCGGTGATAAACAATATGATTTCGTATTGTTCTATAATAGTCGTAATGTACAACGCAAGAAGACAAGTAATGCAGTATTAGCTTTTAGAGCTTTTTGTGATAATCTTACACCAGAACAAGCTGCTAAGTGTGTATTTGTATTACATACAGAAAAGGTACAAGATGCAGGTACGGACCTACCAGAAGTAATTAAAGCGTTGTGTCCTAACTATGATGTAGTATTTGTTGAAAACAAGATTAGTCCCGAAGAAATGTGTGCAATGTATAATATTGCAGATGTAACGATTTTAACCAGTTCAAATGAAGGATTTGGTCTAAGTATTGCGGAATCAATTATGAGTGGTACTCCTGTAATTGTTAATGTTACTGGTGGATTACAAGATCAAATTGGTCAAGTAGATGACAACGGCAAACAAATTGAATTTGATTTGAATTTTGGTACCAATAGTGTTGGTAAGTATAAAAATCATGGTGTATGGGCTAAACCTATTTGGCCATGTGTAAAAACAATTCAAGGAAGTGTACCAACACCATATATCTTTGATGATGTTTGTACATGGGAAGAATCTGCCGAAGCAATCATGTATTGGTATTTAATGACTCCAGATCAACGTGAAAAGTGTGGTTTGGAAGGTCGTCGTTGGGCAATGAATGAAGGTGGTATTAATTCAAAGAATATGTGTGATCAATTCATCAAAGCAATGGATTATACTATCAACAACTTCATTCC